TCAAATCTACTTGTTATAATATGTGTACCATTTACGGTAGGAATGACAGCATAATGTTTTCCTTTTCTATCCTCTACATCTTGAAGGATATGTTCAATTAAATCACTACTAGGACTAGTATCATCAGCATCAATCATCCAGAGTTTATCTCTAGACGGTGCACCTGCTACTACTGAATCCATAATGGCACGAGACTTAGTTGTACGATGTTCTATACATTCTGCAAGTCTCTTTATACACTCTAGTTGACACTGAAAAATATTCTTCCTATTTAATTCTATGTAGCAACGAGCATTAATTTTGTCACAAATTTCTCTAATGAAATCTGTAATCTTATCAAAATCCTCAAGTGAGAAGACATAAAAAGTTCGGATTCTCCGAGCATTGTCGTGAGAACTAGCAACTTTTACACCATCTTTATTTCTTTGCATAATTGAAATATAATAGAATTCCTCAGGATTATCAAATTCTAGAGTACTTCTAATTGTACTTATGTTGTCTACCATAACATTTTTAATTTATTACCAAATCTACGTTCTAATTTATTTAAAGCTCCTTCCTTAATTTGTCGTATTCTTTCTGTTCCTACACCATACATTGCAGCTATTGTTCTTGGAGGAATAGGTTCCATTCCAAATCCGAAATACATCATTAATATATCATGTTCCCTAATTGTTAGTTTACCTAGATAATGTTGAATTTCTTCTGCAACATATTTCTTATTTACCTCATCTTCAAGAGGAGGCTCACCGTCTGGGATTATATCACAAACTTGACTATTATCTTCGTCTCCTCCTATAAAATCATCAACAGAGACAAGTTTATTAGAGAATTGAGCAAGATAATCAATTTGTTCACGAGGTATTCCTGTCATATCCGAAATTTCTTCGGAACTAGGATTACGATTATTCTTTTGTAAGAATTGATTAGTGGCTTCTAGAATACGATTTACAAGAAGTTGCTGAGACATTGGAAGTCGGATTTCTCTTCCGTTCCAATAGATAGTTTTATATATGGCTTGTTTAATCCACCATACAGCATAAGAGAGAAAAGTAACTCCTCTGCTAGGGTCAAATTTATCTACAGCTTTAATAAGTCCTTCATTACCGGCTGCGATTAGATCCATTAGATCTATCCCACGATGTTGAAATTGTTTGGCAATTGTGACTACAAATCTAAGATTGGATTGAACTACCTTATTCTTAGACCTTTCATTACCTTCATGTGCTTCTAAAACAAGTTTAGCTATCTCAGGACCTTCTAAAATCTTATATTTAGAAATATCCTTGAGATAGCTATTTAATAGTTCATTTGACCTATCAGTGAAAATTACTTTCTTACTCACCTTCCTTTACCTCTTCAGCAGGCTCTTCTTTAGGTTTAACAGCGTCAACCATCTCACGAGGAGCATTTAATCCAATGCGGATAGATAGTATAGAAAGATAAGCCTCCATAGCCTTTAACTGTGCGATTAGTAAATCTTTGTTAAGGTTATCTACGGCCTTAATTTTCTCTTCATCTAAGATAAAATCTTTTAGCTTATTAGCCTTCTCGTTTACTTCAGTAAACTCTTTTAAAAGTCTATCAAAAACTTCTTTTTCCATAGTTTGTAACGTTACTAAATTCAAAATAAAAATCTACTACCATAAATATCTATTAAATTATTCTCATCTTGTAATGTACTCTTATAAAGATAAATTACCAATATAAAAAGTGTTAAAGAATTAAATATCAAGATAAAGAGGCTCATAGACCATCCTATACTGATCATTTAGTAATGAAACATTAGCCATAGTCGTATTATTTATCTTAGTTACAAGGTGATTACCTTCATGAATATGACCACAGAAATAATACTTTGGTTCTTTATATATTATAGCTTCTGCGAGAACTTTATTGCCAGCATTTTCAGAAGATGTTGGATGCCAAGCATTTGGTGGAACTAATCCTAAATCATTAATGTCAGCAGCATCATGAGAAAATACTATATCACAGTCAAATGGTATTTTATCATAGTACATTTTTAAGAGAGTGTCTTCTCTCATAAATGCCCAATTTCCGAATATATGACAGTAAGGTGTTCCATATATTTTATATACTTGTCCATCATTACTTGTATAATGTTTGGTCTCTTCTCCATTCATATACTGAACTTTTCCATCAGATAATGTATAAAGTTCTATAGTATCGCTAGATGTCCAATGACCATCAAATACAAAGTCATGATTTCCTGCTATAAAATATATTCTCTCACCTGGCCAGTTCTTAGCCCAATAAAGGAATTCGGTTTTAACCCATTTCTTAGACTGAGGAATGTTCCGCTGAATTCTTAACGGAACTATATCCCCACATATTAAAGTAATTTCTGCAATATCATGTGCTTCAGGTAATTCGCCATGCAAATCACTCATTAAGCATACTCGCATAACTTTCTACAGCTTTCTTAAACTCTTCCTCAGACATTTCAAATAAGTCATCATCTTCTTTGATTATTCCTTCGTCTACTAAACAATCATGTAGATTCCAGAAGAAATCTTGCATAATTGTTTCTCCATGAATATTGAACTTCTTAAATACTCTATACTCAGAGTCAGAAAGTTCAATTGGTGTAAAGTCTAAGTAGTCAAAGTCGCCATCTTCCCAACCTTCGTTTGTTCCGAAATAGTATGAATCATACCAATTTTTTAGAACATCTTTGCAAATCATATATCTGTTATGCACAGCCTCATCGAAAGTTTCGAGAAAGTGTACATCACATTCATCTGCCCAATCCTTCGAACATTTAATTAAATAGTGTTTCATGCTTCGTCTTCAATGTTAGATTCACCCTTATCAAGAGCTTGTTGTTCTTTATTTAAGAATCTAAAACATTTCAATTTGAAAGCTGCTGGCTTCATATTGTCAATCTTAATTACTAATCCTTCATGAGGAACCTTGTTGGTACAGTCAGGAGAATCAAGCTCCATATAAAAGTTCTTGTCATTTGATAAACGATCAATGAAGTTCTCACTAAAATGTACATCGGGATCGAGATCAGGATATAAATCACGTGCCTTACCATAATACAATTCTGTTACTGGAATTAAATCATGTTCTTTTGACCATATCTGAACCTCTCTTGGAGAGAATTCAAATACTTTTCCGTCTACATTGGTATAGGTTAGTCTATAAATTCTAATTCCAAAGTTTCTACCATATTGATAAGGTTGTTTATCAGATACATCAGGAACATATCCATAATCATAACCTTTTTGAATATATCGATATCCAGGGAGATAACCTAAGATTTCATAATATGCTGTCATACCTTTCTCAAGTTTAGGTCTGATAATCTTATCAGCCTCTTCCCAAATATCAAATCCATAGAAACCTGGAGTTACATTAGGATTATAATTTTGATTTTTAATTACGGTACGAGAAGCATATAAATAATCATATATCCTATCGGTTAATGAGAATTCATAAGTAGGTTTCTTTAATAATTTATTAATAGGATTGACAATACACTTATTAAGAATGTTTTGCCACATCCACTCAATAACCTTATCATGCTTCGTATTAATCTTTTTACATTGAACATACGCAGAAATACCTGATGTACCATGAACTTTACTTGAGATATGAATCCAACTGTCAGGAGTTATTACGTAAGGACACTTCTTAATAATAACTGTGTCGTAATGGAATCTAAACTGATCGTCGAGAACTCTGTTGATACCCTTAACTTTCTTCTTTTGTTTTGATCCACTTCCTTGGTTGTGACTGTTTTCATGGACTACATATTTCTTGTTAATCCAAAATTCTTTATCTCCGTCTAGTACTGCATCGAATTCAGTACCATCTTTAATCTCTATGTCTTTGTTTGTAACAGAAGTAATGAAATTTGATAACATTACTGCTGGTAATAAGAAACCTTCTGAAATAACGTCTTGCAATTTGATTGCTTTAACTCTACCATTATCATCAAACATTCCGGTTTCATTTGGGTTAGCATTTAATTCTCCATGTCTGAATAGATTATTATAGCTTAAAAATTGTGGGTTAATCTTACACCCTGCTGGAAAGTAAACATACAATCCAGGCTCAGAATTAATTCCTACAAGAATTGTGAACCCGTCTACTGTGGCGCACTTTAAACGCTCCACAGTAGGCTTTGGGTGAGGAGTAAACTCCTTAATGTTCACAATTTTGGCTAAGTAATTAACATTAGCCTTTTTACTTTTTCCTAAATTCATTGATTAATTTTAATACCTGTAGAAGTTTCATAGTTAGAGTTAAGAGTTTCTACAGAATTCTCCATAAAGCTATCCATAGTAGCATACTTCATTTCAGTTGTACCAGATGCACAACGGAATACATTTACGGTTGAATTAATAACATCATAGTTAGAAGCCATCATACCCTTAGTTGATACACCACGCGTCTTAATACCTAGAGTATCAGCATCATGAACGTTAGTTAGATCAGCTCCAAGATATACAAATGACCAACCAAACTCAGTTTCCATTTCTTTAATCTTATTCCTTACTGCACTTCCTGAGAAATTGCGAGAGCAATTCTCACCACCATCGGTCATAATTACAACCATAGTCTTCTCAGGTCTTTCAGCGTTATCGAGAGACATATTATAATTATGAGTCTTATCGATTCCCAAAGCAATTGCATCAAACAATGCAGTTCCACCACCTACTGTATAGTTAAGTTCAGAATCGATATCTTTTACATCTCTACCAACACATACTACTTCTGGAATACTATTAAAATCAATTACAGTAACTGCACAGCTACCATTTTCATTAGCCTTCTGTTCATCCACCACTCTTTTGAATCCGCCGATTACATCTGCTTCAGAACCACACATTGACCCACTAGAGTCAATCACAAAACATACGTGAATAAAATTCTCTTTCATAATTTATAACTACTTGTTGTATAATATCGAACATCTATATTTTCTACAGGAGCAAACTCTGCACAACTATCTGGAAACAACCATTTACTTTGCTCAGCAAGCATAGTAGCTAATTGTTCTTTAGGTAGTTGCATATACATATCATACCTCTCCTGCCACGTTTGTCTTACTGTCTGTAACATGATGCTTCTCAAGTCTTTTCTTTAATCTTTCCATCTTAGCATCTAGTATTTCATTCACTTCTTCGGAACCAAATATAGCTGCCATTTGAAAGCACATAATTATTACATCAGCTATCTCTTCACAAACATCTTCTTCGGTTACCCTTCCTCTTTGATATTTAGCTATTGCATTTCCTAATTCGGACATTTCCTCCATCATCATCCAGATTTGGGCTTCTGTTCCGTATATATCAACTGCATCAGCTAATACTTTAGACATTTCTTCTGCTTTCATCACCAATCAAATTTATAACCTATATAATTAGTTTTCATAGCATAATCATATAGTAATTTAAACGGATCTTCAGTAACTCCTGCAGCATCTAATGCTTCTTCAACCTCTCCTTCGCTCCACTCTATCCAATCAGAAATATCAGTAAAACGAATAGTTGCATATCTATCTTCAAAATCCTCGTCATACTCATCAAATAATATATCAATTTGAGAATTTGTATGATTTCCTAAGATAAATGGATGAATTTCAAATAAACGAGATTCTTCCATTAACTTAATAGCATCAGCGTAAGATATTTCTTCTTCATTTACCAATGCTTGGATTTCTTTCTTAAATTCTTCTCTATCAGCTTCACGCTTTTTAAGAATATCAGATAAAAGTTGTTCAGCCTTCGTCATTGCAGTCCGGTTCATAAGGGTCTACTGTACAATCTCTATCATTACAATAGTTACGGATACTCCCGTCAGGTCTTTCCTCCTCACGGAAGTATCCACAATGATAGCAATTAGTCCTCATCTGGAGCCTCTTCTATATTTTCAATTCCGATGAATTCTGCACCTTCCTCATCTTCATCCCAACTATCTATAAACTCATAGTCACCGTCTTTTACCTTTTTCTCAGCCTCTTGTTCATCATTAGCTTCAACTTCACACTGAACAAGTCTTCTAACGGTAGCTTTTTCAAAAAATTCAATCAAATACTTCATACTGCTACTTGTTCTACTACATCAATTACTTCAGGATCTTCCATTTCTCCTTGTTCGGAGTCTTCAACTATTTCATCATAGTCTCCATGTAATACCATTTCTTCAGCTTCTTCTGGAGAATCTGCATCGACTATGTAAATGGTTTCATGTTCCACAACTCTGTGGAGTGTTACTTCATATATCATCACTTAATTCATGTTCTGCTAACAACTGGTCGATATATAACTCTTCCTGTAGTTGATAACCAAGTAGGAACCATACTTTATCTTCAAGTCTTTTAAGACAGATTTCCTTCCCAATCTCTTCGTCATAGTTCTTTGGATCTACACAAGTAGTAGATTCACGAAGAGTGAAACCGTTTTTCATTCGTATTGTTACATAAGTTGTAGGCTTACCAAAGTCGACAAGAGTACGAACAATAACGTCTTGCATGTTTTCTTTAACCTGTTCAGGTGTTACAGTATTTTTCATAATCCTCGAATATCATTTTCACATTTATTCTTATAGAAATCTCTTTCATTGGTTATCGCATTAACCAATTCTATAAGAGCATTAACAGCTTTTTCATAAGCCGCTTCTCTTTTCCGAATTACTTCTTGTTCAGTCATCGACTTCTTCAATATTTAAAATATCAAAATCACGAATTTCTATTTCGTCCGCATCTATCTCTTCTAATTCAGAATAATCACCACGAGCAATCATATCTTCTAATACTTCTTGTGGATCATCTTCTGTTTGAAATTCATATGTAACCATGTAACGTACTACTTGGTCTACATTAACTCTATAAGTCATCCCTAAATGCTTTAAATGCTGGTTGAAGAGGAATACCATCATCACTATAATAGAAGAACTTACATTCTCCTATATGACCATTATATTTCTCTTCAAAGTTAATCCAATATTCTTGTTTTTGCTCTCTATCTCCGAATGGCTTTGCTTTAAATGTTCTACCATCTGGCATTTGCATAATAAAGACCATATCTTCACTTCCGCGAAGACCTGCTTCTTTACCTACAACTTTAAAGCAATCATCCTTATAAACTTTAATTTTAATCATATCATTAGTACGACCATTAGGTTTATAAGGTCTCTCAGGGTCTCTAATAACTAATCCTTCCCAACCTTCTGAAACATATTCGTTGTGAAGTTTCATCATATTATCCCAACCAGATACATAAACTTGAGGAACTCTTTGTATTCTGAGTTCTCCATCTTTAAATGTCTTATCTGGTTCCCAAACAGTTGGTGCTCCAGCAACATCTAATTTAGAAGCAAATATATCCATTATTCTCATTCTATCCATGAATATTCGACTTTGGTCAACTATATCATACCAATAGAATTGAAGAACATCCATATCCTTAGCAGTCTTTACACTACGAGCATATGAATTTAATTGTTGAAGAGTGTAACCATGATGATAAGCTTCTCCATCTAGCATAAAATTAGGATATTTCTCTTTCATTTCCTTAAATACTTTAATAAGTATAGGATGATTAAGAATTTGGAACATACCAACATCGTAATTAATAGAACCACCTCTGGAAGCTGTATGAAGTTCTCCTTTATCGTCCATAAATATTAGACAACGAAGTCCATCAATCTTCCGAGATGCTACCCATGTTTTATCAAATATCTTAGTATTAGTTACTTTGTCTGCCTGCTTTGCGAGCATTGGTTTAACAACTCCATTGGAACCAGTAGGAGCGTCACCAAACAGTGAATGTAACTCTTCAGTACTGTAATCATCAAGTTCTTTTTCTAATTCGATATAACCTTTATCTCGATAACCTTTAACAAGTGCATTGAATTGAAGTTCTACTTGTTCATGTATATTACGAGTAGCTTTACCTCTATCAACATATATGTCAGGTTGTCGAGTCATTTTGCCTTCATATTGACCTGTATACCTATATATAGTATAAATACGAGTAGCTTCATTACCATCGTATGATATTTCTGCTACTCGTATCTTACCTTTTGCGTCTCTTGATACTAATACCTTAACGTCGGAATTCATCCTTGCCAAACATACAACTCGTAATCATCAGCTGATAATACGAGTACTGTACCAACTTTAGTATCTAAAAAGACTTCAATATGACAAGATTCAGCATCTTCTGATATGTAAGGAGTCTTATCATCTAGATAAGTTGTCATAATATCAGCGATAGCCTCGTCAGTATTATCTACACAAACTAACTTATTGGGATCATCAAAGAACTCTACAAGTTTATCCCAATATTCCTCAGTAGCATCCTTTAGTGTATCAACACTAGCAGGCTTTACTGCACTCTTTAAATGAGCTGTAACCATATCAGTAATAACTTCCTTCATAGCCTCCTTGGGACTTTGAACGAATTTTTTACGCTGGTCTTGTACCTCATTCCATAAGTCTTCAATAGTAACCATAGGAATTACTTTGTCATCTTTATCCCACATTCCTGGTTTCATTTCTTCTCCTATGAAGTTACCTTCATTATCGAAGTCCTCATCGATTTCATGATACTCAAACATCCACCAAGCAATAGTATCTTGAGCATCTTCCTCAAAATATGCTTCCCATAACCAGTCAAGATAATAACCTGGAGTAGAGAATAAAGGAGTTTCTACAATGTCAATATTCATTTTACGAAGTTGTTCCTCCATATGAGAGAAACGAATGTACTTGACAATAATTTCTTTAAATTTTTCAAATGTAATCATCCTAATAAGTTGTCATGAAGATAGCGAAGAGCAGCATTATACTCTTCACCATTCTTAATTTTTGGAAATTCATCTCGATTAGCAACAAAGTATTTATTAATTCCTTTACCTTTGCTCCATCGATGATGATTGTATTTATCTAAAAGATCTTGAAGAGCTTCCCACTCTTCCCAGGTTTCGATGGAACTCATAAGGTCTTCCATCTTTAAAACGATATACTTACAATCAGCATCTTTAAACTGTTGCAAGTAATCGTTCTTAACGTATTCTAGTGTCATTTTACTCCACTATGACCGAATCCGCCGTCACCACGTTCTGTTTCATCTAAATTATCTACTAATTCCCATTCAACTTGTTCAAATTTACCAACCACCATCTGAGCTATTCTCTCACCAGGTTCTATTACAAATGGTTCATTAGAAAGATTGATAAGAATTACACCTACATCTCCTCTATAATCAGCATCAACAGTTCCTGGACTATTTAATACTGTTATTCCTTTCTTTAAAGCTAATCCGCTACGTGGGCGGACCTGTGCTTCATATCCTTTAGGTAAAGCTATATGAAGTCCCGTAGGAATAAGTTTTCTTTCTAATGGTGCAAGAGTTATAGGTTCATCTATATTGGCACGTAAATCCATTCCTGCACTTTGAGGAGTTGCATATTCAGGTAGCGGCTGATTACCCTTGTTTACTATCTTTACCATCTTTATCAATTGGTTTAGTAGTTGGTTTAGCTGGAGTTTCTACTTGAGAAGGACCAGCAGATGTTACAATCTGTTGTGTTCTAGGAGCAGTAAGTTCCTTAGTAGAATCTACAAAATCTAAAAGTCTCCAATTACTTCTCTTAAACTGAGCTGGATGTATTGGAAAGTCTGCTAGATTAGCTTTACTACAGAATAATGCAAATGCATAATCTACAATTAGTTCAGCAGTCTTATTAAAATTATCTTCCTGATTGGTAGTTAGGTTGAGAACTACATCATCAATAGTTAAGTCAGGACAATTAAATCTTGCTGGAACATAATTCTTATCATCTGTATAAATACAAACAATTTTAGTGAACTTCCTCTTCATAAGGTTCTATTCCATAATCATAAAGTATAAAAGCTTTCCTACAATCAAGGTCAGCCCAATCTGGCTCAATGATAGCATTCTCTGCTAATTGAGTATGTCCGAATATTTGATAGGTATCCGGAATATGTTCTGAAGCAGCATATTCTCGTACATCTCCCCAGATGCAACTACCTGCTTCCGACCATCCTCCTCTATAAGGAGAAACATTCATTAATGCTTGATGGTCAAATGGTAAGGTTTCTAGATCTTCTAAAGTTAAGTTGTTGGAAGCCAACCACTTGGGAAGAACTCCAGAGTGTGAAAATAAATATTTACCTTCTCTATGAATCAATTTAAGATCCATTTGTTTTAAATATTGACGAATTTCTTTCTTGTGGAACCAATCGACTCTATCAGCCATATCTCCAACTAGATAGTTACCATCATGATTTCCGAATAAACATACGCATTTATCTCTATGTTCGAGAACAAATGGCACTAATTCATCACGTAATCTATGACGAGAAGTATCTTGACTCACTTCATATCCATATGGGTCATGATAATCTCCCAAGAAAATTACTTTATCAAATTCGTCTATATGAGAGCAAGGTTCCACCCAAAAGCTTCTTCCGTGTACGTCAGGAATAATTAGTAATTTCATAGTATCACTTTACAAGGATGTTCTAGTCCTGTTTCATCTGTATAAGTTACTTGATAACCTTTATAACATAACCAGTACATTTCTCCTTCACTTCTTATTACTTCCCAAGACTCAAGTTCTTCATTTTCTATATTGAAAGCCTCTATGTCTTCTTCGGTAAGAACGCCTGCTTCAATAGCTAAGTCATAGTGTTCTTTATCAAATATCCAACCCCAGTGACCCTTAGGCGTAAAGTTTCCCAACTTAACTAAAGCTGTTAACAATTTGATTATTGAAGGATTTAATTTCGTAAAGCTAATGTCAAATTGCATATCACCATTAGCATCACCTATCATGTAATATGTGGTTAATGTGTAATATGGTCCGTCTGATTGTACAGGTAAAATTTCAATTTTCATCCGAATAAATCGTCAGTATCCTGAATTGTAAAACCTTCTGATTTAACTAAATCTTCATCATCTGCATCTAATAATTCATCAGTTTCCTCAGTGAAACAATCACCATACCAATCCCAATTGTCTACACCACCAGCTTCTAACGCTAGTAGTCTAATTTCATTCCTCAGGAGTTCCGCTAGTCTTGATACTCTTATCCTTACGTACTTCATTGTCTACAGATTTTGAAGGATCCTCAGAATTAAATAATTCTTTTGGATAACGTTTTTCTCTAAATATATCTCTAATTCTAGTAACCATATTTCGGGAATCTGGATGCTTACGGAAATAAGGCACAAAGTCCATTACATACATAGTAACTAATCTGATAGTTCTTGTATGTGGCTGTTTAATAGAAGACAAATAACCTGCTATATAGTCTTTAGCCCTTTGTACATCGTTGTCAGCATATTCCATTGCTTCCTTCTTGATTACTTCTGCATCTATGTCATAGAGGCTCTTATAATATTTCTCAAGATCCTCCCTCTGTTTCTTCAGTTCTATCGTGTCCATCCTCTATAGGATTATACAATACCCAGTGATCTAAAACTATTTTTAAATAATCTATACTAAATGTTCTATCCTCTATATAAAATGGTTGGACTACATTATTATCATTATCAAAAAGAACCATAAACTTACCTGCTCTAGTAGCAAAGTGTTGTAACAATTTATAATAATTCTTTTGCTCCTTGTACTTATCTTTACAAAAAGCATGTAATTCAACTAAAGGATAATTCTCTAAAAGTTCTTTAACTTTTCTTAGAAAGTCAAGATCGTTTCCAGTATAGGCTAAATTTAAAATCATTTCCAGAACTTGCTAGTTATATCCAACAATTCACCATTATCTTGTACCTTGTACAGTTTTTGATTAGTTGTAGGACTCTTTAAACCACCTAAATCTTGCTTATATGGACCTAACTTAACATAGTCAAAATATCTAATGTTCTTAGGGAGTTCTTCACCTCCGGAATACCAAGCTGTTTTAATTTTTGGATATTCTAGTTTAACTAACTTAAATAAGTATTCAGCGGACATAGAATCTCCTCCAGAAATTAATAAACAAGTTATTAAATCTTTATAGATTTCTAACATTTCTTTCAACTTAATCCAAGTAAGTTCTTCTCCCATATCAGACTGTAAGAAGGGACTATGACATCCCTCACAATGATACGGGCAATTAGAAATACCGAGTTCCAGAGTTATTTCATCCGGAATCTCAGTAAATACTATGCCCGCTGTCATATATTTCATTCTATAGTTTTTGAATAAGTTCTCTTATCTGCCTCTATTCTTCTATCCTTACCGAAGGAAGTTAAAGGTCTCAGATAACCAATAATTCTAGTATACCAAGTAATATGTTTACTACCACACTTAGGACATTCTTTAATCGGAGCTTTCACAATATGTCCACAATCCTCACATTTACTATTAGGAATATTAAAGGTAAAATAACTGGTACCTTCCTTAATAGCAAAGTCGATTAACCTGAGATATTGTGCTTTACTTAAGTGTTCCTCCAGATTACAGTGTAATGCACTTCCTCCGTCGGTATACTGATAAGTTTGTCGTCCATGTAAAATGAACTTATCAAGTACTGATGTATCATCATGAGCATTATAGAAATAAGAGTTGTATAAGTTTCTATCTTCGGGAACCCAGTAATTTTCTTCTTTATCCCATTTATAATTCTTTCCACCTAATCCTTCGGCAGGTACTACCTCACTATTGAATAGGAATGGTCTCTTAGAATCATGAATGGAATGTTTAGCATTTTGTTCCTTAATAGTTCCGAGAACTAATTGTAAGAATTCAATATATTCTTTATTATTAGATACCTTGAATCCTAAGAATTCTGCAGCCTCATTAAGACCATTTAAACCTACAGTGCTATACAGATTCTTGATATTGATATAACCTCCATTAGAAGAAGCAAACATACCTTTATCCTCCCATTCATAAAGCATTGTCTTATATGCTATATGATACTTATAAACTCTCTCAAGGATTCTAATTAGATATCCTTTAAATAGTTTAAATGCTTCTTCTTTACTACCAACCCACATAGTGTTAATTCTGTCAGCTGGTGAATGCATTGCTCCTTGAACATCATATTCAATACTTGGATCTGGCTCATCAAGAGCATACCAATCTTGAACTATTCTATTCATATTGAGAGTAATAACATTACAAGAACCTGTCTTAATTCCAGTTAAACCAGAAGTAGGATTAAAGGTATTCTTGTCAAGAGCATTTCTAAGTCTACAACAACTTGCTAAACTATCTGCAGAATCAGAAATATAAGTAAAGAAGGAATGTCCTTCAGCATACATTTCTGCACAGAAGTCTTTATAATCCTTATCTATAATATCCATAGTTTTGGGATCATAAACCATAGCAAATGTTTCAACTGGGAAAGTAAGTACCTGCTTTAGTCTAAGTTGATTAAACCATCGCATGAACATTCGCTGAAGTGTGTCAATAGCCTTCCACTCAGGTTGTGTACCATCAGGATAATAAAAATCAGCAAACAGAGAATTGAAATAGGTATGATCGTAATAACTAACATTAGTAAAAGGAGACTGATAACTCCTATTACCAGCAGGCTGATTAATACCCCACACAAACTGTTTAAAAGCTTTCTTAATAGAATCACCAATAGTCCTTTGAATTTTACAGTGTTCACTTGTAGCAATACAGTCTAATTTGTTATACCAATCTTCTCCAAACTCAGCTATTATATAATAGTTAAGTGCAATGAAATATCCGCCTAATGCAACAGCTCCTTTACATTGAGAAGATAATAAGAATACAAGATTAGTAACTTGACCACTAAATGATTGTAAATCATTTGGAGGACCAGGAGTTACACCATCAATATTTCCTACACCTTCTAACATAAGAGGATATAGAGATGCTGCCATACAATACTGCTTCAATACAGAAGTAGATGCTTCATCGTGAGTATAGATAATATGATGTTCCAAATCTCTACGATATTGACTCGCAACTTCTGGAGACATCTTCTTAAGCTGATGCTTCATTCTATAGCGTTGAATATCTCTATTCTCACGCTTTCTATCCTCACTTTCTAAGGTGGCAACATTCTTACTAATAACATTAGCGTTACCATCAGTTTCTGACGAAGTGGCTGCATTTTCACCACTCGCCATATACTCATCCTGATAATTGATTTTCTTCTCGATTTCTCTTAGACGTGATTGCTCACCCCTGTAAGCCGCATAGCAATCCGCCACTTTATCATAGTCAAAATCGCGGAGGGTTTCAATAACAGAATCCTGAATTTCTTCGATCGTAATACCGTCCCATACAGGAACCGCATCCACCACATTATTAATAGCGTTCGGAGAAATCTTCCAATTGAGAGCATCGAATGCTTTTCCGATTGCTTCATAAATCTTATGTTTGTTAAATTGTTCTTTTGTACCGTCTCGCTTAATTACTTGCATATGATTTCATTGTTGAGTTTTTCCCAAACATCTTCGTCATATCTTATCTCAATAAGTCTAATACTGTTGTCTTTACAATATTGACGAAGTTCTTCATCACGAGCCTGTTGTTTTTCAAATCTTAATTCTCCGCCCATACCTTTAACAGCAGTATAATGTTGTTGACCATTATATTCTATAATGGTATTCATGGAAGGTATATAAAAGTCTATATACATCCATCCTGTATAATTAATTGAGGATTTTATTGGAATTTGTGTCATATACTCAATATTATGTTTATTAAGTATATTCATAATTTCAATTTCTCCTTTGGAAACAGATATGTTTAAACTTTTTTCGTAACCACATTTCAAACAACCTTTACCTTGAAGATGGTCATTTGGTGACTGCCAAAACTCTCCATGTTTTGAACAAACTATACATACTTTATCATTAGTTTTACCATATTTAACTTTAGAGTAATCATATATATTACCATGAACTTGTTTAGCTCTAAATATAAAATGTTCTGTATTTATAATATGAGCAGTATCACAACAATATGGACAAATTTCAATAGTTCTACGGTCTAAAGCATTTGAAGCTGTTGTAACGAAATCTCCATGTTCTTTACATGTAATTACAATAGGATCATTCCATCCAGTATACTTTACTTTAGAATAATCATATCTATCGCCTCTAACTTTCTGAAGTCTTTCAATAACATCATCATTAGTAAGTGTTAATTTTTCTTTTCTACCTAAATCTGCACACTTAGGACAAATAGATCCTTGTAAATGATGAGAAGGTTGTTGCCAAAATTCTCCATGTTCTGGACATATTATACAAACATCAGTTTTTCTATTTATATAATTTACTTTAGAATAATCATATTTGTTACCATGAACTTCTATAGCTTTCTTAATAAATTCTTCTGCAGTAGAACGTTTTCCTGTAGAAGAAGTCTTACGCTTTTCTATAGCGCATTGATTACATCCATAACCGTGTAAATGATTACCAGGTGTTTGCCAGAACTCTCCATGAACAGGACATATTATGCAAACTTTAGTTTGATTATTTATATATTCAACCTTAGAATAATCATATATATCTCCATGAACGGCTCGCGCTTTTTCGATAAACTCTTCAGTAGTAAGTCTTCGTGGCATTAAATATCCATGATTTCCTTTACAAGAAGAGTCTTCTCAAACTTATTGACAAGATCTTTCTTATCTTGGGTAATCAGGTCAGTAAAGGCATTATAGACTGTGAATCCATCAACCTCTTCTCCCCTAGTATAATAACTAGACTCTTCATCATAGAAAAGACTCTTATATACATTAATCGGACCTGACTCAGCAATCTTGACAATACCAAATCCACTATTATATTTAGCAGTAATACTTCTATCTATCCAAAGACCTAACTCTTCATAAATACTGTCTCTAGTATAGATTTTCTTAGACATCTTTTCAAGAGTTACTTTGATAGTGTCTGTCATTCCCATTAAGAGATTTACTGGACTAAAATTAATAGCAGTAGTTGGCTCAAGTTCAGCTACATTTAAGGCATCAGGATTAAACACACATAAGTTTAAACAAGCCATGTTTAATGCTCCTGTATACATCTTAACTACTGGCTTGCGAGTATCCAGAGCATAAATCATACTCATTACTCTCTTATGATTTTCATACGCATATTCATCGGGCAATACGGCCTGAATCCATACTCTATTATAAACTATATCATCAAAGTTTACCTCCCCACTAGGAGTAAGAGATATTTGATCTGCAGGCTTTACATTGATTATAAATTCTTCAGTATACTTTGACATCCTATCAAAGAATGGTTCGACATACGCTTTTGTCGTGAAGAACTCTTTCTCCTTTATCTTAGTAGCTTTACCTTGTAGTAATTGGTCTACTGTAAGTTCCATTCCTTATAAATACTTTTGATTAATTCGTCTAATCTTATATTATTCTCGGATCTCATTACTAATAAACTGTCTTCTAACAGTTCTTGGGAATATTGTTGAACAAATTCTCGTATCTCTGGCACTTCATAAGCAGTGTTAGGACTTACCCTAAAGTGCTTTCTCCAAATATACTCAAACTTTTCCATTATCCCAAATAACTTCTCTCTTCTTATTAGCCTAAAATGCTCACCGGATGCGACAAACACATTAGCTAAATTATCTATTCCTTCTATATTAGTATCATAGAAGAAATTTCCGAGGTACATTAGGAGTTGAGCTATAGCCTGCATTTCTTGATCATACTTTTGCTTATACTCTCCTAACATCCATATATATTTATCTCCCAATTCATTATAATATCTAAGAAGAACGTCTACGAAACCAGAACCTACTTTACGTTTCAGGTCAATTCTACAATTACCTTGATTCCATAGAGCATCACTCCACATGAAATCAGACATTGCTTCAACGCTCCCTTTTGGTATTTGTGAAAATACTCTATCAGTTGATATTTCGGGAAAATTCATTTGACTTTTATTCTTCTCTCGAAGTTTTAGTTATCAAATTAGACGAACAAAAAAATAGGGGAAGACAGCATCACTGCTATCCTCCCCAACGAATATATGCTGAAGAATTAAGCCTCAATTCCAAAAGCGATATACTTACCATTCTTGGTATTCTTAGAAGGAGTGTACTTAGCTGTTGCTACTACTGCCTGTCCCTCTACAACGTCATAAGTAATAACTAACTTAGCGTTGCCCTTGTATTCGCCGCTCTTATAGAGCTCCTTAATTGCATTCTTAGCATCTGTCTTGTTTGTGTCTACTGAGCAAACTACGGTGTTTGTAGCCTCATCGAACCACTTATATTGTCTCTTAGTCTTTCTCTTACCTTCCTCGTTCTTGATGTCGTCAATCTTATAAGGACGCTCACGAGAATCTTTAACTGCTGACTCAACTGTAATCATAAAACCAGCACCTGGGCAATTCTTAGACTTCTTAGCGAGATAATCTAACATAAATTCTTTACGGTCACGATCTGTTACGATTCCGTTCTGCTTCTCTTCCCAATTCTTGTATGCCTGTGTAGCATCACCTTGGATGTGGAATAAAGACTCTTCAATCTGTGCTTTTGCTGCTTCTTTGCTCTCGGCTACTACTTCAACCTTCTTAAAATTTAAAATCGTTGTTGACATAATTTAAATAAAATTTAAAACATATTCATTGACATATAATCTATATCATTTTGTGCATCTGTTTCATCACTGATGTATTCAAACATACTACCAAAATGTACTGACCCAAAATGCATACATCTAAAAATATGTTAAAATCTATTTATTAAAAATTGTTAAAAAGGAACATATTCGTCTAACAATTTCTTAATTGTTTTCGGAACATCTTTCCTGTCAACACCAAAAGTATTAAACTCCTTACAACCATACATTATGTCTTCACAGAGACAACCTAATGATTTGAGAAAAGTATTCTTTTGTAAATCCGGAAAATCTTTACCAATCTTCAAGAGTACATCATAACAAGTTATATTCTTGTCTTTCTTTTTCAATTCATTAGTTAGAAAACAGACTAATGCTATTAAAGCAAGTTTATTGTCCGTATTCGTATTTATAAAGTGTAAGGAGAAATACTTTCGATATATTTTTAACAATTTTTCAAAGCTGATATTTTCCAGGTCGTTCATCCAAGCTATAATCGTGATAACCTATTTGATAGGCTACATACTTTAGAAGAGTTTGGAACTCCTTAAAGCCTTGGACAATTTGTCCATAGGTTACTGGTTGAACTTTAGTGTAAAAATCTGGAATAGTCGAAACGACTAAATAATTGGCTTGAATTTTTGGATTTTCAATACCATGGAATTTCTTGGCACATAACTTTAATAAATAAAGATACATTGCCATTTCTCTACTATAGTGGAACTTAGCAATATTATTGTCAAATTCAGATAAGATTTTGCCAATAGTTTTCACATCATTCACTACAATAGTATTATTCTCAGTATCTATGGTATAATTATCCAATTTGGATTTCAAATGTAAGATAAACTCTTTACCATTGGGACAAGTTGCTTTCACATCCATAAGAATAGCCTGCTCATTAGCTATTATAGGTTGTTCAATCAACCCTTCTGGATGAAGGAGTCTTTGTACTTGGGTGTTGTTCTTTAAAGCTTCAACACAAGATTTAACTGTCTCCATAGAACGAGTATCCATATGAATAAGTTCTTTACCAAGAGTAATATCAAGTTCACTCTTAGATCTTGCTTCCCAATATGGTGTACAAGATGTCAACACCTTCTTGATTAAATCGGAAGTCATCTTACCTTTATAATAATCCACTTTATCAGACGCTTCTATAACATCTTCTGGTGTTACTTCACGTCCTACAAATATAGGATATAATGCATCTGCCATTGCACCCAGCTTAGCTGTGGGTTTTCCTAAATCATCAGCCAATTCAAAATATTCTGGTTGAAGTGTCAATTCATGCACAGCGCTTCCCATCTCGAGAGCTGCTGAGTAACCACTCGGAACGAATGGAGCAAAGAATTGTTCGGGAGAACCTCCCTGTTTAGGATTTAGTTTTCCGAGTCTGGAATTACTGACATACTGACCATATTGAGAAGAGAAATAAATCTCATCAGGAATCTTAGTAAGTGTCAGAGTATCCAACAACGGTTCAAGCTTAATTTCCTTTAAATTCATTCTTAATTAAGTCTTCATAAACACAGGTTATTTCATTTATATCTAAACTATGTATTCTATATGGATAATCAGAATGTTTATTATATTCATCATCCATTAGTATTGCTGGTAATCCTGAAGCCATAGCTTTAAGAACGTTAGAGACACTATCATCAATCAACACGTCACAACGACCTTTAATCATTGTAGCTTTGTTTCCTTTTTGATAGATCATTTGATAAACTGGCCTTTTCGGAAAACCGTTTATCTCTAACCATTTCTTAGTATACTCTTTAGGATTAACTCTTTTTGTGCAATATAGTTCAGGTACAAAGTTTGGCCTATGCTTAACTTCGAGGGACAACCAGAAATCTTTATCGTACATTAATTTTCTGTGTACATTTCTGGTTATGATCTTAGGTTCTAGCCGCTTTGGATACTTATCTGTTTCAAACTTATCACAGTAAGCCTGCATAAAGCGTGCAAGGACATCATCTATATCTAGCGCAATTCTCATTTAAAAATCATCTTTATCACTTATTTCTCCTATTCCCCAGTCCCTTCCTTCGGCCTGTTTTAGGAGATCGTCCCAATCACCTGCATAATCCCATTCATAATCTTCATAAAATTTCTTAATGAATTTATCTTTAGCATCATTGTAGCCATTAGCTACAACTTTCATGATAAACGGAACGAATTCGTCATCGACGACGGGTAATAAATAAGTGTTCATTTTGCGATTAATTGATAAAAGTATTCAACAGGAATGACAGCCACAGTACCTCTACTCTGCTCTCCATCCTTTCCAGCTTTCTTCCAAATAAGACAGAATGGTTTATCCTTATCTGTACAAGCATCTCTAATGTCAAAATAATTTGGCAAGTTCTGAGTATACTTACATTGCACATTTACAGGTAACTCACCATCCATATCTACAACGTCAATTTTATTAGCATCTGCACGTTTATCTTGACTTCTACTGGATACGCTTCCAGCATAGCCTATTTCTCTTAACTTATGAATAACTTCAAGTTCAAATGCATTACCTTTCTTCTTACTCTTAGAGGCTGTTTTACTACGCTTAACTGCTGGATCAGCCCATTCAAAAGTAATTCCATCCTTGGATTTAGCACCAGAACCTGGTCTATTTGCTCGTGCTTTAATTGATGTGACAGCTAAACCAGTCATCTCTGAAGCAGCTTCAATTGTCTCAAAGGTGCAGGTTGTACCATCTTTGTAAAAAGCTGTTACTTTAGTGTTTGCCTACTTTTTCATATTTATTAATTAATACTTTAGCAGAATCCTTAATAAACTGTAATGTCTTTTCTCTACCATGATCTCTATAATAATCACTAATATCTTTAGATCCTGTGCTTCGCGGAATTATAGCAACTTTCAACTCTGGATGTTGCTTTCTTATTTTATTAGCAAATCTTACCCCAGTTAGATCATTATCATATAACAATACAATATTCTCAAATCGTTCTTTGAGATTTTCTAAGGTTTTATCATCCACAAATTGAGTTTCACTATTCGGAGCTATTGCCGTAATACCTAGTGAATATAAACACATTACATCTTTCATAGATTTAGTTATTACTAAGAGTTTTCCCTTTTTGGGAAGTTGCTTAAAACCTTGAATGGTCTTACTTGAAACATTTCCTAAAAATCTAAAGTCTTTTCTTTGTGGGAAATATATTCTCCATTGCTCAAGATTTTCTTTTTTACCAAGATAATATCCATAAATAGGACTGTGCTGAGCACTTTGAGCAATTATCCTCGTGTTAAGGAAAATAGTTTTACAACTATAGACTCTAAACTTATTAAGAATAGATTTCGTTATACCAAAGCTTTCCCACCATTTAAGTTCTGCGGGAGTATATTCTTTTACCTCAGCTTGAATAATAGTCTGACGTTCTTCATCAAATTTTGGCTGAATAGGTATTACTTTAGGCTTACTTTCTCCTTTGATATATCCAAAATCTCTTGCGATTACTTTTAATGCTTCATAATATTTGCAACCAAATTTCTTCATCACTACACTTTCAAATGATAAACATTCTCCAGTGGCAAAATCCTTAAAATATAATGTTCCAGATTTTCCAGTAAAAAATGAGCAAGTAACGTGATTATCACTTCTCAATGGATTAGTAAACAATCCTTTCTTTACTGGTATACCTAGGTAGTAAGACATATAAGTTTCTTGATTAGCCTTCGATAATAGGAACTCCCTAGTAATCTTAGGCTCAATAGTAAAGTCAAGCATTACTAGGGAGTATTATTTATTAAAGATTGGCTAAATCGAATTCATCGTCATTCTTTTCTTGTTCATCTGCGATTTCTCCAAGATCATCCTTTTTGCTCATATCGGTAGGTTTGCTACCAAGATACTCAGCTCTCTTACCCTCCTCATAATCAGAAAAGAATAACTTACTGCCAATATAATTGTCAGCTACGAAAGCTTCTCCTTCCTTGTTGATACCAAGGATACGAGGAATCTCAGCTACAACCTTACCGTCACGATTGCGACCAATCAACTTAAGTTTTGTCTCTGTACCCTTTACCTTATCGGTAATCTTGATAAGAGCAGCAGCTACATCATCAAAGCTCTTGAACTTAGAACTTGCAGCCTGCATAGCCTCAAATCCCTTGGGATTAAGAACCATAGCGGTCTGCTTAACAATTGCCATAAGTGTCTCGAAGTTAGAAGGCATCTCTACCTTTCCACCGTTCTTACCATCATAAGAATGACGCTCATCGTCACCCTCCTTCGGGAAGAAGTTTGTTACAGAGAATACTCCATCCTCATTCTCGAAGTTAATAGCGAGTACCTTATAGTGGGCAGAAGGATCCTTCTTACCATTGAACTCACGAATCTCACAACCTGTAAACTTTACATCGTAAATGTTCCAGGGCTTTAATTGCTGTCTAGTGCTTCTTACAGCTGGTTTGTCGTCAATACCAAAATTAAATGCCATAATGATTAAAGATTAAAATCAAAACTTCCTAATTCTTTATCATCTGCGTTTTCTAAGTCTTCTAAACTAGGAACCTCTAGTTCAGACTCTATATCTACTAATTCTTTTGGAGCTTCAGGCTCATGTGGTGTCTTATCTCCAACCATATAGAAGATACCATCTTCTTCAGTTGGTACAAGTTTAAATACTGTACCATAAGCTGCTAACTTATCATTAGCTGCACCACGATAACTAACTGTGTTAGTCTTTGTTAACTTATTACCTGCTTTAGTTCCAAAAGCAGCATCAGTACCAATCACTGGTACGAGCTTCTTGTCCTTCTTCTTATACTTGATGTCTATACGACAGTCTTCACACGGATCGAGTGCTTCAACTGCTCCCTTAGTTAGAACTAACTTGTTAGCCTCAAGCGTAATCAGAGGCTCTGGATTCTCATCTACTTTAGAAGTGCTCTTCTTGGTAGTAGATGACTTGCTGCTACCAGCAGAGTCAACTGTAATTTCTTCCTTACCAATAAACTTTATCTCGCCTGTTGTCTCATCGACATCATAGTGCATTAAAATATCCAATTTCATTATTCACCTTCATTATAAGCATCAATAACTTTAATAATCTCAGCTAAATCATTATCAATCTCCATATCTTCAAACATACCGAATGATGTTTTAGCAATACAAGTACCATCACTATTAGTTAATAGTTTATATTGCATCTTACCATCATCACCTTCTGTCACCTTAGTAAAGAAGATATAAGTAAATAGGCCTTCTAGAGTTACCTTCTCAGCAAGAAGCTTTCCTACAGTCTTAATGACATATTTAGGATTCATAGCGTCTCCAACATTCTCAGAGTGAGTTAAGAAAATCATTTTACAATCATCTCTCATTTGCTCTGAATATCTTAATATCTCCATAGCATGTTGAGCTAATTCTGAGAATTTGGTATAACCAACTTCAGTCGCTCTATCTACAAATTCATAAGATAATACATATTGGAAATCATCTATTACTACTTGCTTAATATGAGGCATCTTCTTGTTAACAATAGTAAGTATCTTAATGATAGCATCCCATTTAGAACTTACATAATAGTTACCAGACCAGTTACCTTCCTCATCTTTCTTAAGTGGTGTATACTTCTTCTTCCAAGCACGGAATGGAAGTGGTTTACCAGTAGTTGATATAATAAATGTTTCTTCAGGATTGAGATTTCTTAAAGCGGTACTTTTACCAGTACCAGATTCTCCTACAAGTGCAATTGTTTCTGCAGCCATATTATAAAATAAAATCAAAGTTACTAATCGATGTTTCATCTACTTGCTTAACTTCATCTTCTTTTTCTAATAGGTAATTAGCATCTGTATAACGTTGATAATCATATATTTCATCTGGCTTTGGAAGCTCATGAAACATATTAATTGCTCCGAAGAAGTTACAACCAATCTCAACGTCACAATCACCATATCTATTTTTCAGTACCATAATACTTCGGAAATTAGATTGTAGGATTTCAATGTTATACTTTTTATATGTCTTTAAACCATCTCTGAAAGGATTATATAATGCAATCATCACATTACAATCCTGTACAGTATTACCTGAATCTTTTGCATCATTAATAGTAAATGCACTCTTACCTTGTTTAAATCTTTCTATGTTACCTTGCTCCCTATTAGCTTGCTGTATCACTACAGGAGAAATAAGGCACTTCTCTCTTAAAGTTACGAGATACGCTGATAAAGTATCAATTTCCGCTTTAAGATTACCAGAAGTAGGTTTAATTAGACCAATATGATCAAAGACTACTGCATAGATTAAATTAGGATTCTTGGGATGATATACCATTCGAGTCTCAGTTTCCTCAAACTCTCCTAATGCTTCAAGACGAGTCTTAAGAATTGCATAAGCTCTCTTAGCATTTAAAGATTTATCATATATCTCAAGTTTCTGACTAACTTTCTCTATCCAAGGCATACACTCCAATATTAAGTGGTAGTGTTCATCAGATAATATATATTCACGTTTTCTAGATAAAATTTCTTTATAAGATAACTCTATTCCATATGTTTCAAAGATATAAATAGAAAGTAGCTTGATATACAAACTAACTTCATTCATTTCCATTGAGAAATAGAGAACTTTAAAGTCATCATCATCTAGATGTTCCATGATAGGTTTATAAACATACGCATACAAGGCAAAAGAAGTCTTACCTGCACCTGAATTACTAATGATTAGAGTATAAGTTTCCTTAGTTACTCCATCAATAACACTTTCAAGTTTAGGAAGACCCATAGATATGCCATGATTTAATCCTAATCTACCTCTATCTATTTCATTGCGGAGTTTCTCCGCTATTGTCATAGCATGGTCATATTAGAGTTAGACATGACACCATCTTTAGAAATGGCTTCCATATTTAACCAATCGTGGTCAACTATAAAGTCTCCCAGATTAGTAAATTGATAACCATTCTCCTTGCCCTGCTTTATAAGTTCGAGTACTCTCTCATGGGCTTCAGGTTTCCACCTAATAGCTTTACCATATGCTCTATAAGCATCTTCAAGAGAATCAAACTTCTTACTAATTCTTCGTAATTTATACTCAAGACCATTGACAACTGTAGAGAGTGGATAATTCTCAAACAGTTCTTCTCCCATTTCAAAAGAACTTTTGTGAAAATCTTTCACTAAATTCTTATTGATAGGTACTGAGAATATGTCAAACTTTTGTCCCTTCTCAGGGATTTTATATGTCTTAAGTATTACGCCTGCATCTTGCAAACCTTGTAAAAGATCTATTGTGCTACCACGAGCACACATACGAGATTTAAAATATAATTGGACTAGCTCAGGATCATCGTCCTCTTGAGCTAGCAGAATAATTTCCAGTAGTAACAACTCACTGGGATTAATACTATATTTCTCACAGAATATGAGTTGCTGTTCAATTTCTAAATTCCTCACGTGTATAGATTTAAATGATTATTAACTAATCTCTATACACCGAAAAGTTTGCGTCAGTTACGAACTTATTCTTCGGTTACGTGGGTCTCCTCCTCTGTAGGCTCTTCTAAGTCCACTGTTACCTCAAGAGGATACTCAAGGTCATGGATTTTCTGCTCTAAACCTTTAACCTGTGTCTTAAGAAGTTCATTTTCCTTCTCAGCAGCAGTAAGTTTCTTTTCAGCAGCTTTGAGCTTACGATTGAGTATGGATTTCATCTCATTATATTCCTTTTTAGTATAATAAGTCTCCATAATTTAAAATCGATAAGTGTAATTCTTTAATTTCTTTGTGTAAGTTTCATATGGTTCTCCATTGAGAACTTTAATTAGATTCTCAGAATCAATTTTAATAATGTTAGTATCGTTTTTATGAGAGTTCTGCCACCATTTACTTTCTATTGTATCATTAATTACAAGGGTAAAATATTCAGCTTCCTTATCACCTTCTTTTCTTATGATACGTCCTCTTGTTTGTTGTGCTTTTGTCTCGCTAGAATTAACTCCTAACATTATTCCGACTGACAATCCAGGTATATCCATACCAGCTTCAGCAAGTTTACAGGTATTAAGAACTCCGCTAGGCATAGCAGAAAACTCCTGAAGAGTTATACGATTCTTCTTTTTACCTTCTTTGCCTGTATAGATATACCCTACACCAATAGCTTCAGCCATCTTAGTATTTGCTGAAAAGGTTACAATCTTACTATTGGGACGATGGTTAATAATCTCTTGTGTTAATCGGATTTTTTCTGGATGTTCATAGACGAACTTTTTACGATTTTGTATGGCTCTAATAAAACCATTTGCGTGGTACGTAATAGCTTTAAGTATTTCAGACTTCATATCAGGATTATCCTTACACAACTCATCCCTATATTCAATCTTTTTCTTAAAACCTTGCGGACCTAACATACTCATTGCTAAATTGAAATCATAGTTAAAGAATTCAAAATGCTCTGTGAATTGCTTGTTATAGTCTTGGTAAACATTAATATCTTCTACATCAATCAATACCAGATACTCTTTATAGTTAGATACCCAACCATTCAATTGTGCTTCTTGAAGTGTTACAGTATCAACTATAGGACAATATTTAGCAATAAGTTTATGTCGTTCGTCTAATCTTTCGAAAGTAGCAGTAAGGCCGAGGATTAATTTGTATTTGATCGTTTCAAATACTTGAATCAGCAGGTTTGCCCCTGCTGTATGTATTTCATCAATAATAAGAAAATCACATTGTCCTCCATTTTTTGCAGCGGAGTTTATAATATATACTTCAACGCTGAATTGTAATTGATTTTCTTCTATCAATTTTTCCCACTGCTTCTTTAAAAGCTCTGTAGGAACTACCACCCATATCTTTAAATTAGGATAGCGAGATAGTACTTTCTTTATAATAATAAAAGCACAACGAGTTTTACCATATCCTGTACAACACTCGAGAGTTCCTCTGCCTTTAGCTTTTAACCACTTTCGAACTGATTCTGCCTGCCTCTCATCCCGAGAAATAGGCTCGAATAGATCACGCATCTACGGCACGGGTAACATCCCAGCCTTTAGACTCAGCGACCTTCTTAATTTCCTCTTCCTTATCCAGCCATTGCTGTGCCTGTTTAGCACACTGATCTTGGAATCGGTATAATACTTTGTTAGATAGTAGTCTTAATTGATCGCTAGTTAGATTAGCATACTTATCTCTCTTAAGACGACACATAGAACGGAACTCAGCATAAGTAAGTCCAGTGTCACTAACCTTAAGAACTATAGAAGGATTCAAACGAAGTTCCTTGCTAACGATCTCCAGACGGTTCATTGCCTTGCCAGTCACAGGGTCTTTACGATATAAATCCTTTTGCATCTCTTGGTTAGTAAACCATAAGCCCATCTTAACAATGAAACTAAGAGTTAAATGAGAATTATCGAATTGACCAAGCGAATCAAGACAAGCATCCATAACTAGACTAATTGGAATTCTCTCGAATTCAATTGGAAGACCACTCATAACTTCGCTAATAGGAATAACCTTTATGGATTCATTTGTGAATACCTCACGATTGTTATGAATAATATTCTTTAAATCTTCTAAACAACTAGTATTAGTATAATGCTTCTCGGAACGAAGCCATCTGATAAGAAGTTCTGCACGACATCTTTGTATTTGGTCATCAACGATCTTCTGTAAGGTTACACGACCTGGATTCTTAGAATCAGTATTATAAAGCATTTGTTCACAATGCTCATAATATTTCTGAAGTTGCTCAAAACTTGCGTCAATAAGCTTTACTTCTTCTTGAACTCCATTAACCTTTGGTCCTTTCCATACATAAGTAGTAATGTCGTTTGCTTTTTCAGCTAACTTCTCCTTTAATTTTTCGCCTAAAATATTAGCCATAAATTACTTTCTCTTTTTACGTCATAATTATTATCTTTAAATTTTTAATCTAAAATAACTTCATTCGTTATCACCATTGGTTTTTCTAATATAAATTTCATAAATATTACATTAGTATAGCGATAAAAATTGAAGTCTTTTCCATCAAACCATTTATCAATTCCTGCTTCTACATACCTTACATTAAGAAAACCAACATCACCAATATTAAATGGTGCTTGATCCCAATTTGGAAATCTTACACACATTATATAATGGTTATCCCAATCAGTATAATCAAGATTCTCAAAAACATATGAATGATAATTCATACAATCCATACTTTCCGCAAGAAACTTAACATGATAAGTAACTTCGGTCATACTTCAAAGGTATTATTATCCTCAAACATAGTACAACCATATGCAGCAAAATCCCCATTGAGTAAACTCATTTTTGGCAGACATGGATACTTTGTGCAACGTTTACAACTACGTTCAGGATGTTTATATCTAAAACCATCTTTGTCTTTAAAATTTACAATAACAGGCATACACTAAGAATAGTTAGTCCACCAATTACGTAATCTTTGATTCTAGACCATTTTTTAACCTTTTTAATTTGATTCTCTTGCTGTTTTACAACAGTAGCATACTGAGTTATTTGTTCTCTACGAACAGAATCAGTATGTACCCAAATACTATCAACCTTTTCAAGATTAACAATTTGAGATTTAAGAAGAGTATTTTCCTTAGATAATTTGCTATGCTCTGCAAATATCAAGTTAGTCACTCTTAATTGCTCCGTGCTGATTTTGATACTGTCGGACGTAGTCTGAGAAATAGATAAGATTGGCACTATCAGTATTAGACAGAATAATAGATACCTCTTTATCATACTGTTTTTTGGCGTCTTTTATCTTCCATTTGATAACTTCATTCTCCTTAACGATTTCTTCTCTGATTATAGAATCTTTGATTATCGTCACAGGAGTGGAAGGTACAACGATTTCTTTAGGTTTTTTATTGCACCCTAAGACGTAACCCAGTAAGAATGAAGCTATCAGAATGGCAGATATTATTAAATAAGTTTTACCATTTATCTTCATAATACCCATTTCTTTCTAAATAGCTCTGAGGTGCGTAATCAAGTGTAACTATTCTGAATAACTTATACTTTTTCCTTTTTAAGACATTGTCTTTCTTCTTAAACTTTAATGGTTTATCAGTCGAATACCATTTCTCATCAAAAAGAGCAACTCCACCTTTCCAAGTTACATATGTTTCAATATGATATATAAATTTATCATTTACACCGACTACCTCATCATCCTTTAAATAAGTCCTCATATTTTCGGAAGACTTGTTTAATTCTTCTACCAACCATAGCGTTGTTTTTTGTTTCATAACAACTATTCCAATCACCAGTTTTGTAAATCCATTGAACATCTTTAGAAGATAAACCTCTAAATTTGTTAAGACTATCTCTACAATAATCTCCAGCATTTACATAACCAATTTTCGGAATTGATACGAAGTAATGATAGCAAGTGTTAAAACCTAAGCCACTACACTCTGTATTTCTATCATGTACTTTATCAAGAAATTCTCCTCCATCGATTTCATTACAATCACTTTCTATTACTAGAATAGGATTTATACCAATAGATTCAAAATTCTTCATTAGAATGTACGCAACAAAACAACAACCACCATAGTTAATATTATAATCTTCATCTAATCTGTCACAAAGAGTGTTCAAATCATTTACTAACTTCCTAATGGTAGTCATAGTTAGTACTTAGATCCCCATAATACGAGCCCGTCTCTCTTACCCTTATAAGAATACCAGATAACACCATACTGTTTCTTAAAGTCAAACTTCACATCGAAGAAAACTTTTCCAGCCAATAGTATAATTACTAATAGGACTAAGAACCAAATCATGCTGTCTTAACTGATCCTGGACGGGTAGTTGCGGCTTGAACATCTTTAGGTAATTTATCCCACCAGTTCTGTTTACCAATGAGATACTTCATTCTGTTTTTTGCTTTCATAATTAAATTTCGTTACTGGCTTCTACTGCTAATTTATCGGCTAAATCATTCATCTGAGAATCGAAATCTTTGTTAGATGTATGACCACGAACCCACTTAAACTCGATATTCGGACAAAAGCCTTTAGCCTTTTCTAAAGTCCTATCATATAGAGCCCAATATTCTGGATTCTTTTTTCGCTTCCATCCTAGAGTAGCGCATCCAATTACGTACTGGGAATCCGAATAAATAGTTAATTTGTCAATGGGTTTGCTAATAGCATGTAAAGCATAAATTACAGCCATGATTTCACATTTATTGTTAGTTGTTTTTTCAAACATCTTACTAAATTTGTGAATCACATTACCATTTTTTACAAATACTATTCCGATTCCGCCTTTGTCTCGAAGTGGGCTATAAGCGCCATCTGTGTAGCAAGATATTTCTGCCATAATAAATTTAGTTAAAAATAGGAGGTTCAAATGTCCATGCTTCCAATACATTATTCCCTCCTATTGTCACCTTACGGCCTGTACTATTATTAGGTTAGCCAACCTCCATTTTCATCTTATCGAGAATTCCGGATAATAGCCATAGGGTTTAGAGATTACCCTCAACTGAAGCACGATCTAAAATGGTTTTAATCTTCTCAACGGCTGACTTTATCGGTCGTCCCTTAACAAGACTGAATAACTCTACTGCACGCTTCTTGACTATCACATCAGGTACTGTAAACTTACGTTTGCCTTTCTCGATAGCCTTCCAGGTCTTAACAATACATTGTAATACGTCATAGACCTGATTGTTCTTGTCGATGTGAAGCTCAAAATGTTTCTTACCATGATTCAATTTGAAGATTCCTTTGAAATTCTTCATTTGCTGGTGAAACTTCAAGTCACATCGACCATTGGGCAATTTGATGTACTCAACCATCTAATTTACTCTGCATAGTCAGAGATTCCAAGTTAAACTATGTTAATTCCCGTCTTTCGTCGGGCACTCCAAGTTGTTTTTCAGCCAAGAACTACTATCCTTCGTTCTTGAGGTGCCAACCTAAAACAACTAAAAAGCATTAAGCGTTGAGTAGGGCCTCAACCTTTGGGAACTTATGTTCTTTCATTGCCTCATATACTGAGCGTTCCTCCTCAGTAAGGGCATCTAGAGCAGCAGTGAAAGCTTGACGCTTCTCAAACTTCTCTTTCTCATCAATGTAGCCAGGAATAACTCTAGCAGGATTGTTCTTGATGAACTCTACCTCTTGCTTGATAAGAGCATTGACTACAGCGGTGTTAATCATGCCAGGAAGTGTTGCATACAAAGCATAGTCAACACTGTTACGAGCTTTGTTAATAGCAATCATCTTACCCTTTTCTTCACTGTACTCATCTGTTGGATTACATACAGCTACTCCTAACTTAACTGCCTTCTCAGCACTTGTCCAGCCAACAATTTTGTCGTCCTCGTAAATATCGATTTCGGCATCTACTGGCATGCTTACAGCAGCTACTACAAACTTGTGAACCAAACCCTTAAAGTCTGTAAATTCACTAACTACGGTTACGATTTTCTCTTTCATAGATATTGTTCTATAAATTTGTTCATTAAGTCTTCAATTCCTTCACTTGTTAATGACTCAAAAATCAAGTCAGTAACTAATTTATCCTCAGATGGGATACCTTTAAAATTACGATGCTCTTCAACATATTTGTCAACAAGTGGACTTACAATATTTTCTTCCACTTTTTTAACGTCCTCCTCCTCATAAATATAATGAGTACTATATCTTCCAGATATACCTACTCCCATAGTTATTCCGAGTTTTAGACTAGCTTGACGCATAGTGATAGCAACTTCGTGTGCTTCTTTGAGCATGTTTTTGTAATCATCAGAGTTCATGTATTCTTCTCTTAGATCTTTTCTCACTTGCGAATCATGATCTATAAGTCTCTCTCTGATTTTAGAGGCAACAGCTCTAGCCTGCGTTGTTGTAAGTTTGATCATCTCCAGGAACTAAATAATCTCTATCCTTATTATCTAATTGATGTGTCGCTCCATAAAAGACAACATTAAGAGAAATTTCAGGATAGCACCATTCATGGTCATTATCCTCATACCCATCATAATACTTAACTTCAAAGTAGCCAGTAGCGATAGATTCTTTTCTCTCAAATGATTCTTTTACTAAGTCTAGTCCCATTTGTCTAAATTGTGTTAAAGACTTGTAAGGACAATGAATCTGGGTTTTTACCGCTTTATAAAGTTCTTCCCAATTTGTCCAAGTATCAACTGCATACAAACAGTAATCTAACTCAGACATTTGGTCAATCTTAATAATACGGCTTACTAGTTCATTTGTCGGAATATTTTTGTAATCATTGTACTTGCTTTTATAGAGGTCTGCCTTCTCTTTTGCAGCAAGTGTTGAAAACTCATAACCCCTATCGAGTTGCTCGAAAGGATTATCAACAGGAACTAGTTTGTAAAGTTTTCCATCAATAGTTATTGATTCCATAACACAAAAAACCCTCCCCTGTCTTCACAGACAAGAGAGGGAAAAATAAATGAAAAAACAATCAAGAATGTGGTACTCCGACTACGAATCGAACGTAGATACTCAGTTTAGGAAACTGATGCTCTATCCATTGAGCTATCAGAGTATAGGGTTTCACTCCCCTACGAACAAACCTGGATCCCAGGAGTTCAAGCGCACGTGAAACGCCTGCCTGTTTAATACCGTGTGATCACGAATTTACGGTTTTATCAGGACTTATTTGCTGCTACTTTCATAGCTCTGACAGCCATCTCTACAGTACGAATACCTTTAAGAAGTCTACCTAATGGCTTGGAACCAGCATGTTTACCACATACGCCAAGTGCCCGAGCCTGACGAATTACTTGTGTAGTTCTGTTTGTTCTCGCTGACAATCTGTCATGAGTCATACCATAATGTCCCCAAGGAGACGTCTTTGTCCAATGTGTTTTAACTTTTGCCATAATTAATAAATGTTAAAGTGATTGTACATCCTCCGGGGCTCCAACCCGGAACCGTAGCATTAGAAGTGCTATGCTCTATGCAGTTGAGCTAAGGATGCTTATTTTTCTTCAAGTATTTTTTTATGTCTCTTAATTGTAGCTAAACTTACTCCATAAAATTTAGCAACTTCCTCCCAATTATTGCATTCAGACCTTTTTTGTAAAAGCTCCTCTAGGGTGTATGGAAATTCTTTTGGTTTAGAAATCTTTTTATTATGTTCTTCTAAAATTCTTTCTATATTTTCGAAAGTGGCCAATGGATTATGTATTTCTCTATGGCAATTAGCACATATTAGTATACACTTATCTAACTCTTTTAAGGTATCTTCCCAAGAGTGTTGAGTATCAGAAATAGTAAAACTTTTAGTAGATGGATCAATATGATGGAATTCTAATGCTCCTACATTTTTATCATATCCACATATTTCACATTTTCCACCTTTTTGCAAAACAGCTTTATACTTGTATTTTTGCTTTTTTAATACAGCATTTTCTGCTTCACATTTTAAACATTTCCATTGTCCTGATCTTCCTTGCTTTTCATAATAATGAAATTCTGTTTCTCCATGAATCGGACATATTTTTATTTCACTTATCATATAATTTAGTATTAGAATTAAACTTGTTTTATCTAATACAATTATATTAAATATTTATAAATAGTCCAAATGGATAGATGTAAAAATTTTTTACTTTGAGCTAAAAAACATTAACTATATGTTCACGCTCGTGTTTACGTATAACAGTCTTATGTCGGCAGAGAACAAGTACTTCCGAATAAATCCGGAATAAGGACTAACCATTTGTACGTTTCTTGTTCACCATATAGCTAATGGGGATATGCTATCCTGAAAACCTCAATTATTTATCCCAATATAAAAGAGGTTCGTGGGTTAGTGTAACATAATAAAACACCCACCAATCTTATTATGGCTCCTAACTAGTTTGATAGTTGCTAGCTTCGGAGCATTCACCGTAGCTGAGCTACGGCTGACTAGAGGCCACCCTCCTCTAGCTTAAAATGTTCGTTAAAGTCTATGTTTTTTATTCCTACAGCATCAACACAATACCAATGCTCATTAACCTTTTGAGCATTATATTCTTCATTCACTTTAAATGTTGTGTGTTTGGTCTGTAATTCTTTTATACACTTAACCTTCATAGTGTATTGTATCTTTTTAAAGATTAATTTATTAGAAGGACAATTCATTATCTTAGAACAGTTTGTTTTGGAGAAATAACATCCAGTACAAGCTCTCCTCTCTTCTTCTTTGACTGCTATTACTAAGTAATCTCCAAAGTCTATAATTTTTCCCTCCTTAACACTTATCATGTTAATCATCTTTATATTCGTTTTTTAGTCTACAAAAGATTCTGTGGTCATTCATTTGTAATTCTGGCATATAGTCAGAATCCCAATTAAACCAATCAGTCCATACTAGACCTTCTTTACTCCAGTATTGGTATCGCTTTTTCATAGTGGACGATGAGGGATTCGAACCCTAAACTCTTCCTTGCAAGAGAAGTGTGTTAGCCATTTACACCACAAAGCCCAAAAATTGGGAGACCGCTGTCTCCCCGCAAATAAATAACTAAAAACTTAAAACCTATGTTCAAACAGAACGTTGGCCCTACAGGATTCGAACCTGTACTACGGGAGTCAAAGTCCCGTGTGCTAACCATTACACAAAGGGCCAGTTTAGCCCCCTTATAGGGGCAAGGTTAAAGTCCGGTCTGAGCGAACCCGGCTCCTAAAACATTAACCTTTCTAAATTATTTAATTATGGTAAAATTAGGGCCACTCTCCCAGTGGCATCTTAAATCCTTTCTCTTCTGGGAATGCTGGATTAGAATTTCTAGCATTACCTGTTACAGCATCAATCCAGATTTGTTCATGAATATTACCAAAGATCCATTGTGTATTAACTGCAACAGGACCAATAGGATTTCTTAAAGTAACATGTTTTGAATGTGGTTTAGGATAATTAACAGCCATCATTCTATCCCAAGCTTCTGTATAATTAAGTTTAATTACTTCATCATTTAGTGCATAATTTTCAATCCAAAAACCTTGAATAGAGTCGTGTACAATTGTTCCATCATTAAAGTGTTGGAATTTGTGTACCCACACATCAGCACCATTACCCTTCTCAACAATGCTTTGTAAAATATTTACAACCATTTCTGGGTTACTTGTTGCACTATCAGAATCTATAAACTCTGGAAGAAGAATTTCCGTTTCAAACCAACGATAATCATCTTTATAGTTCATATACATTGCTTGTCTATCTGTAGCAATTGCGTGATCTACATCAATAACATTTTTAATACTAATAGTATCAATCAAAGTAGAATCGACACTTGGCTGATCTTGTGGTTGACTACAACCATTGCATGATGCCATGATTAGGCTCATACACATTAACATTAAGAAACCTAAAAATTTCTTCATTTCATTAAAAAATTTAATTTGTATTAGATTAATCTAAAATAATGAGCATACACATCAAATTGATCTCTTACAATTGTAACCAGTTCACACTGATTCTCTTCGCAGTATTCGTTTAACTGCTTGTCGTCCATTGGACCATACTCGTACTCAACTACGTACTTCATAACTTTAATCCTTGATAATCGTAGTCATTGCTGTTAAGGTTATCATCCCAGCATTCTTTACATACTTCTCTGACTTTGTCTCTGAAGTAATCATTGTCTTCAAAGACTTCTTCAAAAGAGGTTAACAATTCGCCATCAGTTTCTACAGAAGCAAAAGCGCCTTCAGCATCATTTTGTAACTCCTCAGCTGTAATACAAGCAGTTACATCTGTTCCATAGAATTTAAAAGCAAGCTCATAGGCGATCGGATACATGAGGCCATCTTTATCATAGTCCCAATTGTTGAGCTCGCAGTGAACACAGTTTAAGTTATCTTTAAATTTCATAGTGCTAATAATTAGCTATTGACTCCGATGTCAGATTCGAACTGACGTGCCCGGTTTTGCAGACCGGTGGCTAAACCAACTCACACCAATCGGAGTATATTTACGTAGGTGTCCCGTACACCTACTTACCCTTTTCTCTAGTTTTATGATTTATAGATTAGAAAACTTGAGATGGCGGTTTCCTTACCTGCAAAAAATTCATTCCCTTCAGTTGTACAACCTATCACTTCTTGAGTCTAAGTGAGAATTGACGCATGCCTTTTAGTGACCGCATGCTCCGTCAGATCACAGGAGTGGAACTGGGCGGAATCGAACCGCCGTCCGCAACAACTATTCTATAAGAATTGTACATGCTTTTCAATTTGGAGTGTTTTCTTCACCAGTGCCTTTTTTAAAGTCTTAGGCAATGACTGGGGGATTGACCGAAGTCGCACCTGCCACCACTCAGTTGCTGTGTTTATAGTCGGAGACACTGAGAATCGTAGACTTTGTGATTATTGGATGATAGGGTTAATCACGACCCCACGCCTCACGCAGCTACTCTGTAGCTTGTGATGGCGAAAGAAACATTGTTCTTGCCATTTAATTGATTTGTATGTCTTTCCATACAGCCTTTGCATGTTCTTATTACCTTCATTATCCGTCTAATCCTGTCAGCCCCATTTAATAGGAAGACCTCATAACGAGATCTTCCCTTCAAGTTGTTTCTTGATATGTTCTAATGTATCCACACTTTCTTCATAAAACAAGTCTTTATCTAAGTTAAGATTTGTTAAAATTTGAGTAAATCTCAAGTCTGGAAACCGATTAACAATCATATTCAAGATTTTTAGAATCTCCAAATTAGCTGTTTGCCTTTGTTTAATTCTTTGCAAATTAGCTTCATATCCTTTCTTCGTTTCCGCATCCATTGCACATATAATAAGTTGTGTACATTTTTGGAATTAAAGATATGTCCCTTGATCCACATTTGGAACATACTAACTCGCCATTATCATCGTATTCAAACTCCTTAAATGGAGTTTCAGAAGCAATCATGTCTTGAATTGCTTAGAGAGTTTAGCCTTGAGAATCTTAATCTCATTGGCCATACGCGCACATTCATCAGCATACTTACGTCCCTGATGGCGAATTACTCTACCATTTCGCGTTGAATCCCAAGGTTTCTTGTCTTCTTTGGCAGCCTTAAACTTTTCGTAGGCTTCCTCCAACCTGGCTAACGCAGCCTTTTGTCGAACCACAAGGGTTCCTCTACCTTTACTCATCTTTCTGCATATCTAAATTTATAACCACAATACAGACACTTAAATACTTCTCCTTCAGAGTCTTGTGCGTCTGATATTCTGAATTCTGTCGGTTCTTTACATTTTGGACAATTAATTACCATAGATTTAAAAAATTAGTAGTGCCCCCTAGGAGACTCGAACTCCTACCCAAGAAGGACTAGATCCTAAGTCTAGCGCGGCTACCAATTACGCCAAAGGGGCAAATGCCCAACTAAATGGGCATTCCTAATATTAATAGTTCATGAGGCTATTAATAATGCATCCTTGCTTGCAGTTTCTAACATTTGATGCTAGAAAGGCTCCCTTATTCGGACTAAGGTTTAGCTTTGAATGACTAACTTCTCGCCCTTTGCGAGGGCTGTTAACTATCATACAATCATTGTACTTAAGAGGCCGAGAATCACCTACTGCTTAAATTTAACGTCGAAAACAGTAATGACGCTCTGCAGAATTACATGCCTAGCATGCTTTTAAAATCGTCAACGATGCTTTCACTATCGATCTGCTCATCAGACTTTCCGAATTCTGGATGCTGATGAACATAGTCTCCAGTGTCCCTAGCTTCATCGGCAAGCTTTTCTCTGAGATTAATACACTCGATTAAATCATAGGAGTTGAGAGTTAAAAGTAAAGAAATCTCTTTCTTACCCTCTGGTGATACCTTCTCCCACTCTTTCAAAATAACCTTCCAGGATATAAGGTCGTCTGTGTCCAGACGTTTTGTGGCCTTCTCTTCTACTAAAGGAAGAGGCTGTGGCACACAAATCCTAGAATGTTTAAGCGTCGTCTCCATGAACTTTACGAACATTTCTTGCGCCGCTCTCTTTGGATCTTGTTCCATTACTCAATAAAACCTAATTCTTTTCCTAACTTAGTTAGGCGACTAATTCCGTCTTGATATGCTTCCACATCAATTTCGGCTTCAATAATAGCTTTTACATCCAAAGGATGTTCTGTTTTAAGATCTTCAACCTTAGCCTTACTTTCCTCTAACCCTCTGCGGGTTTCTAAGAGGTCTGCTTCGAATTGAAGTTTTGCCGAGCCTACCAAGTACTCGACTTCCTTTGATTCCTTCTCCGTTGCGGATAAGAGTCTCTTGTTTTTGTAATCGATTTTCATTGTCTAGAGAATCTTTTAAGTCTTCTAGTAAACTGTCTTCATTACTAAGTGCTTGTTCTGGCCATAGGTTTAGATGTTCGTCAATATCCAAAAGATATGCAAATCCATCCTCACCCATCTTTACTTTTTCAACAGTAGCTTCTTGATCAGCATATTGTATCATTCCTACAGTATAACTCTTACTAGTTAAACGAAGGTTCCAAATATGAACTTTATCACCTTCTTTAAACTTAGCAGTATTTAGCATACTTTCATGTATAGTTCCACATTCACATGCATAACCAGAATGAGTACAATATGCGGTTCCTGTAGAACTGATCTTAACTATCTTTAATAACATTCCATTATATTGAGAATGTCTAAGACCAAAAGTCACAGTTCCATATTTCTTGCCTAGAACAAGTCCTTTTTTGAGCGTTACATAATCTCCAACCTTTAACATAATCTATAATTTTAAGTTAGCAGCCCCGGCGGGAATCGAACCCGGCATTTCCACCTTGAAAGAGTGACGTCCTTACCTATTAGACCACAGGGCCAGGTTTGGTGATTACTCACCAAACGATGTCTGGATTACTTACCCATAATGGGAATCCAGGATATCTCTCAGAAATTGGTTGCCTTTCAGTACACCACGCTTTATTTTGCCAAGTTGCAATCTTGGAAGCAGGTTGTCCCTTATTTGCAGATATTTCAATCCAATTACCATTCTTATTTACATATATATGGATGTCCTTAGGATTAGATTTACCTGTAAGTGTAAATGGAACAGGAGCATGTGTAGGTCCAGCACCAGTATTAATCATTGGGTACTCTTCTTGTTCAGGTTGACCAAATAATTGATGTACTTCATATCCCTCAATCTTTAATGGTAGAATACCTCCTGCAGCCTGTAAAATACATTCAGCATTACCATTAACAATGTTTACATCAAATACTGCGTCATTAAAATCAAAGTCAGTTCCACTAGAAGCAGATAAGTCTTCCACCATAATTCTTACATTGTTAACTGGAGGAGTACTTCCTTTTCCTGGAACAATCTTGATTACCCAGTCATTGTAGATAAAGTCACGAGCCTCTTTTTGATTATCCCATTGTCCAGTTGCTTCGTAATCAATACCTACATAATAAGCACCATTAATCTCTTCCATCCTAAACCAATAGTGCATTTGACTATCTTGAGATGAATGGAAACCAAATCTCTGAGTAGAACTTTCAACCATTAGTTGAATACTTCCACTTGTTGCATTAAAGTTAAAGATATGGTCGTCGTAATTAGTAACGACTGTAGGTTGCCAATTGTTCCAGTCTGGATAAATCGTCTCTTCTTTTCCTCCAGGTAAATATGAACATAAATAATCCATATTACCATGATTACCATAAACATGCTGAACAAAGAAGCAATCCCAATCTACTAATGACTCATAAGAAGCTTCACCCTTCTTATCAAATACCTTCTTTACCTCTGTAATTTCATCTGCAGTAATAGCACTTGGAACAACGTATCCCCAGCTCTCCCACATATTACTTTCTGGCTGAGTTGTCCTAGTATTTGCGGACTCTGAGAATCCCCAAGTCTGATTAGGAGCAGGTTGTCCAAATGTTTGCACAAATGCGGTGTTATACTTATTTGTCACATATTCGGTATTATCTATACCTGTCTCATGTGAACATCCGACGAGCATTAGTGCTGCGATTAGTAAATATAATATCTTATGCATAAGAGTCAATAAAAGTGAGCCTCCATTTGAGAAGGCTCTTGGCTTGTATTTACAACTTACCACAAAGTTGGAGCTTATTACGTTACTCTAAACGTGAGTTTATTACGTTGTCTCAAAAACGTGTGTCTTTGTTATAGTCTTGTACGCATAAAGACTCCCTACTAATGCTTGTAGGATTTCATGTGAGTGCATTATTCTCACATTCTTAATTTTGTAAACAAATTGCTAGGTGCCAGGACTCGAACCTGGTTCTTTCTCGTCACCACACCACGATAACTTCTTACCGTCTGCTGCTGAGCAACGTTCTATTCCCATGAACTACACCTATGTAGCTGCAACTACATCTCTTTTGATAACATCACGATACTTGCCGAAATACATTGCAGTGTAAATGGCTTTCAAGGGCTATCGCCAAGAGTGCTGAGGTAAGTACTCCTCATTGTACCCCTTAACGGATTCAAACCGCTGACCTCTTCGTTCGTAGCGAAGCGTTCTATTCACTGAACTAAAGGGGCATCTCAACCAGCCAACACGATGGCGTCCTTCCGTGCACAGATAACTACCACCTCTGGGGATCCCGACTGGTTGGCCGAATTTCTTCGGACTTTGTACTCCCACCGAGGATCGAACTCGGAATCTCCACATTGAGAGTGTGACGACTTGACCAATTCGTCTATGGGAGCAGTAATGCGGATCGTCACTCCGCATTGCGAGATTAGAAAATAATAGGAACGTTATGCTCTAAGGCTGGACGATACATTTCAACCATACCATTAAGATAAGCGCGGCCTATTCTTCCAATCAAATGCTTTACTCTTTTCATAACAATTTGAATTTCAAGTTCAAAAATTAAATTATCTATTGAAGAGGACGATTTCAGACTCAGGACCTAGTCCTAAGTAAGTATTTTTAAGAGATATGTGCCTAAAACAATATTGCATTGCTTTATCAATATCAATATAATCAATTTTACTATAATTGAAGAATGCAGGAATAATAGTCGGATATGGACTACAATCCATGTGTGTTATCACTGCGTTGTATTCAATATTATACATTCTTTTATAATTGTCCAAACGATTTCGGTCAAAAGAGCGAATTACTAGATCTAAATCAAGGACACCAAGTTTGAATTGTCCTTGTGGACCATCATTCAAATTTGTAGGTTCTTCTAAGTTTGTAAAATACTTTCGTACAAATGATTCACCAACAGGATCATAACCATTACCATGTCGAGTAAGATAACTTCTCATTACTAAGAAAACTTCAGCATTTTCAAGAAATTCTTCTCTTACTCCATTTAAGCCAACCATACTAGGAGTACAATTAGGCATAAAACCACCTTCCATATCAAGTAATAATCCTTGACTTCCTTCAAATATTAGAGAACTATGCATCTCTGCCAATTCTTCTAGCATACGAATATGACAATAGTTATCCATCCATTTACACGCTTCAATAAACTGCTCTCTATTGTGTTTAACTCCATAAAGATCTACATAATCCTCAGGAGCTACAGTTGCACTAGCAATACATCTAAGTATATCTGGATTTTTACGATTTCTATCAAAACATTCAAATATGCCACAACCACAAGTACCATCCTGTATTGTCTTTTTATTACTCTGATTCTTTATAATATCATCAGGGAAAATAACTCGGCAATATGGATGAACGTATATGTCTGGGTTTATTCCGAATTGTTGAAGAGATTGCACTTCTTTCATTAGAGAAATTGGATCAATCATAACATCTTTATCAAGATATGTAGGACAGCCCAATAGAACACCTGAACCTAAAAGAGAACATACGTGATCAATACCATTATACATTACACGATGTCCTGCTTGTGGTCCTCCACTAAACCTTATAACTAAAGGTGTAATTCCTTTTCTTAATTGTTCTTTACAAAGAAACTGTACTGTGGAACCCTTTCCTTCGTCTCCGAAAAGGGCTCCCAGTACTATTTGAGTTTTACGCATCATCTTCTGGTTTACGATAACAACCAACTACAATACGAGGGATAATATCCTTAATATCCATACCATCATTATCTACGGAGACAACGAGATTTGGACCGAGGAGTTTCTCCCATTTAGTTTCAGAAGCACGGTAGCTGCCACCATTACAATGGATATGGAATACATTCCACTGTTCACGAACACGTTCAAGCAGTTCAGACGCAACTATATCGACTTCGGGGGTGTCGCCAATATAGCGTGTAATCTGTTCTGCTAAGAGACGTTGCTGATAACTCTCATCACCAATAGTGATAAGAACACCTTTCTGCTGTCTCTTTTCCCACGAATCTGTAACGATATGGTGAGCAGCAAAATACCATGCTAGAGGATAGGACTCGAAACCGTTTCCGCCTCCCTTATGTTCCAAGTAGACTTTAGTAAGCCACTTTTCTATAAGTTCGTCGGAACTTTCAAACTGACCAACTTGAAGAGGAGCCTCTTCATAGTTAGCACAGTCTCCAATTCCCATAAACATTACTTGAGGATCCTTAACTCCTGCATTCATTATGGATTCCATAATGTCAGGAAGAATCTTCTTGATAATAATTTCGGGAATACGTCCCATACTACCAGTCTCATCGAGAGCAATAATAATTGGGAACGATTCTGGATGTTCTTCAGAGTCACGGGCTTCACGATATGCTACACCCTTCGGATTCATTAAAGGATCCATATGACGCTGAGAGAATACTTCTTCTCGAGACCTATTTTGATAATACGTCGTAGATCTACTACGAGACGCTATCGGATCGTAACTACCACCACCCATATTACTCAGCTTTTAATGCGTCCTTTAATTTAGCTAAAGCATCAGGATCCTTGAGAATAATATTCAAGGCTTCATCTGCAGATGGCTCAGCTGGTTTAGTTGCTGGCTGAGGAGCTGGTTGAGGAGCTGCTCCAAACATGTTACCAAATGGATTCTGTCCGCCCATCATAGAGGACATCATAAACATTGACATCATGTCCATTCCACCACCATTCTCTTGACGGTTCTTATCAAGCATCCATAACATAGCAGGATTGAAACCACCACCAGCATTGCTGAAGAGGTTCTTACCCTGAGGAGTCATAGAAAGCATCATCAATGAGTTAACATCGATAGATTCTCCACTTGCCATAGCAAAGAAGATAGGATTGAATCCAGACTTCTCATCGAAGTTAAACATATTGATAAGCACACGAGTAGTAGCAGCACCCATAATGAAGTCTGTAACAGGCTTCTTATTGTGAGTGAAACCGGTAAACGACAAGATCTTTAAGCTTCCATCAGGATTAATTCCAATTACCTTAGAATAGTTGTTACCATTCTTGATAATGTCTCCAGGAACTACAGCTGAGTTAGCTTTAATAATAGAATACACAGGAATCTGAAGAGTCATTTCTGGTGGGAAAGATACAAGCTCTTCTCCATTTACACCAACATACTCTCCATCCTGAGGAACACACAATAGACCATTAAGTGACATACGCACTTTGTCTTCCTTCTGTGGAATGAATTGTCCAGAATACTTAGACATAATTCCACTGAACATTGAATTGTCCTTCATTTCTTTACTTTTAGATGGATTAATAACTTCTGGTTCATCATTTACTGATTTACCGTTAATTCTTTCTACAATGAGAGTTTTTAGATATTGCCCTCGAGGGTTCATTGGTTTAGAACTCTTCCAAGTAACATCCACAACCTGACATGGAGTAGCGTAGACAGGAGAATCTAACATATCTCCAATCTTTACTTCATAGTCACAAATAAATAGGTACTTCTTCTGTTCAGCTATTTCTAATGCTGACAGTTTTCGCCTAGTGTAAACAATTGTAATTACTCTGTACATCATTATTTTCCGACAGTTTAATTATTTACTAGAGGATCTAAATTTGCTACCTATAATTCCCAACAATACACAGCAACCAAATGATTGCCAGTAAGTTAAGATAGGTGCACTTGTCCAAAACATAGGAACTAACCAATTCCATAATAATTGGACTAACCATGCCTGTAAGAATAGTGCAGCTGCTACTAATATTAAAACAGCAACAACAGCTGAACATCCATGACCTTCATAACTAATCATATCTTTAAAATTTTTTATTGTACCCCCACAAGGACTCGAACCTTGATAGCCAGATTAAGAGTCTGGTGCATAAACCCTTCTGCCATAGGGGCTTTTTAGGAGATAAAACATATTGACTGGGCAAACTGGATGTTTTTTCGGGGAGCGACCCCTACAACTCCGCGCGGTCAAACCAGGTTCAATGTTTATATCTCCAAGGACAAATAATCAGGGACTCTATGTTTATATATTCTTACGTGTTTACGCTATACGTTGATATATAAGTGAGGGGTTTGATTTGCCCATTGTGTGCCCACTGGGAATCGAACCCAGATCACCGGATTAAAAGTCCGAGGCTCTACCATTGAGCTATGAGCACGTTAGTAATGCCTTCCATCGTGTATAGCTTTCCTATACCTTACTTAGTTACACTCACCAGCTTCATAACCATCGAGGTTATTTCATGGGACTAATACTAGTTGCCCTGCTCTACAGCTTTCACTCGTTGACCAGCATTACTAAAAATGAGCAGAGAGCCAACTAAGTTGGCCCTCCGTTAGATTTGAATACCACTCTTCAAAGTAGTGTTGATATTTAGCATGGTTGATTTTTCGCCACCAATCTTTCAATTTTTCTTTCATAATCAGCTTTCTTTACAAAGAGATAAAATTTACCATAACCTAAATTGATATGTTTCTTTGCCGGAAGAGATTCTATTTTCTTTCGCTCTTCTTCTAATTTTTTAATCAATGCTTCGATATTCTCAGAACCTTGCTGTTTCCTAAGTTGTACTTCTAAATTATGGATATTCCTTTTAGCATCAATAACTTCTGGATTATCAGCAATAACCCAACAGTCTTGTCCCTTCATTTTATTACTAATGTTAGTTTTAATAGGTATCCAATCATTAACTACTTGAGCACGCTTCTTACGAATAGATTCATCATACTTGGCATAATAAGGAACATAATCTTCAAATGGAGTTGTTATATACTTTCTCAAACGATAATCATAATGAGTATCTTGATAATTATAATACTCAACCATATAACCATCATTATATGTATATACTGGTAATTTTAATACTTTTTTATTAACTATTACCCAAAATTCTCCGAGAAGAATCGGACCTTTCTTTTTATGCTTATGCATTCCAAATGTAGATGATTCATCTTCATAATTGCCCCAGTAACTTTTCTTTACTGGATAATGAACATCATCTCTACATACTCCTAGATTAGGTATTTTAACTCTCTCATTAAACTTTTGTTGTTTCTTGGTGAGTTTAAGCCACATACTGTGACGAGAAATTAATTTACAACGCTGAATCAAACCATTATCATCAAGATAAAACTCTTGTTTCCAATAACAGGTCTTTGGTTCATCGTGTAAATAATCTTCTAACTTACACCAATGAATGTCATACTTCTTTTTAATTTGTCTAAGTTTGTTATCGAATATCTGTTTGAAATCTTCGTAGGGTTTACCTACAAATTTATTCAAGAGTCCTATAATATACTTAGAGTTAAGACCAGCACCACCGTAATGCCAACCAGCACCCATGTGACTCTTTGAATAATACTTTTTCTTCATTCCTAAATGAGTTCCCTCAAATAGTTTCATAGCATGACGTGGGAATTGTGAACCTCCCTTCTTTCCGCGTTTACCGCGGAAGCTATGATCTCGATACTTTACTGACCATTTCTTTTCACTCATATATTTATAAGTTTAGGGTGGGCCCTGAGGGTTATGATCCCCCGACCTTCAGATTATGAGTCTGCTGCTCTGACCAACTGAGCTAAGGGCCCTAATGAGAGTAATATATGAATCATACGTCTTCCACGGCTTCAGGCGGTTTCATCCTTACTTTATTGGCTATACTGTCCTCCCCCTACACGTAGGGTAAGTGTCCAATCCCGGTTTTAGCCTTGTACTCTCTTGGAAGTCTTACATAGCCCAATGATTACCATAGTGCTTATGTATCCATTCTACAGACAATTGTATATCACCTTTACATTTATCGTAAGCTTCTTTGCACCACGTTAGTGGTACTCCTGTCTTAGAACGTATTTCTTTAACTGCTTCTTGTTTCGTCATGTGGGTACAACAGGACTTGAACCTGTGACCTCTGCCTTATCAGGGCAGTGCTCTAACCTACTGAGCTATGTACCCAAGTGGGACTCCTCTGAGTCCCGAGAAATTTAGTGACATTTGTTTTTAATGAAAGGAGATGCCACTTCACAGTGGGGAGTGATCGTATAGGGATTCAAACCCTAAACCTTCGGTTTTGAGGACCGCTGCTCTATCATTGAGCTATACGATCAAGTCCCTCTACCTGCAGATAGAGGGTATCTTCCTACACAGCTCTCGTACAACTTCTCGGTTGTATTCAGCCCCTACGCTTTGTTCGCACAGCTACGTCTTGTTGTCAACTAGCTGCTCCTCGCCACTACCTCGGAAGATATTATTTTATCAATCTTAGTTTCTTAAAGAGTCTGTCATTATTCAGAATTGCTAATGCTGTTACCTTATTATTAAGGTCAGGTTCACGAAACTCTGTATAATCTATTTCGAGAATATCTAATTTCTCTTTCCACATTATTACATCTGCTGACACATAGATAAGGTAACTATTGTTCCAATCTTGCTGAGGATGCTTTAAAAGCCATTCAGCTACTACGTGTCCTCCTTGAACACATCCATAGATTGAATCAAGTTCTTTATCTATCAGCACGTACAGTCTCTTCTCCGTATTGAATATAGTAGTCTTCGACTTTCTTGCGAAAAGCTTTCTTAGAATATTCATCTGGTAATGCTTTATAGGATTTCTTAATATCATCTTCAATGAACTTATCAATTTCTTGAACATTATGCTTTATTAAATAATAAGCACAGTACATTGGATGCATCCATACTCCGCAATCTCCAGTCCCTTTCTGTTTAGCAACTAAGATCTTAATATCACTTTGAAATTTAAATACATTTGGTCTCATAATACAATCATTTTAAAAATTAGTTAATAAATTATCTACGAATAGTCAAAATATTAACTTGATTGTCCGGACCCTTGTTACGTGTTCACAAACGTTTCATAATTGTTAATTGATTAATTGAATTTCTTTTTCAACAAGTAACTCGTTGACATCTTTGTTATTTTCTCGGATTTTATATCCTTTTATCTTAACACCTTTCTCATATACTTCCATAATACCCATTTCAGCATCTTCATAATGTCTTACTGATTGACCATTATCAATACCTCTTGGTTTAGAAAGTGATGGAAGTGCTACACACCATGCTGATTCTTTAGTTGGAATTGTATTACTCTTAGTATATACATATTCACTTTTCTCAGATGGATTTACTATAGAGTAATCATGATTATCAAAGTTAGCACCAGATGCAAAACTTATATGAGAATGACCACTGAACCATATCACATTATTATATTGATTCATAAGCTTATCAATAAACCAGAACTCAATACCAGTTAATGCATTAGATCCCTTATTATAACCATTCTCTTTTACTCCATCAGGATTGATTACAGAGTAATACCAATTTCCATCTTTAGCAAGTCCAACACCATTACCAACACGATTAGGCATAAAGTGATGAGTGAAGATGTAAATCTTCTTATCCTTATTATTCTCAAGAAGTTCCTTCAACCATATAAGAGTGTTAGGACTATAATACTGATAGTTATAAGCTTCATCAGCTTTTGAATAACCAGTATCTCCAACATACTCTTTCATTCTCTTGACATATGGATCATCTTCATTAAGATTAATAATAGTTCTTGCATGAATCATTCTATCATGCCAACCACTTTTAATGCCCCATATATCATCGCCATAATCTACTGATAAGAATATGTAAATATCATTGTCTTTTTTCATCCAATAGTTTAATTTAGAATAACCATTACGACCGTGACCTCCGCCATCATTCCACATAGTTAAATTGTCTTTTACTTTATTCCAATTACTATTGACATATTTCTTTGCAGTTTCGATTGCTTTGTCAGATATTCCACCTTTAGAAGAATCCCATATTGAACCTGTATAACCATTTTCTTTTGCGTACAAGTCTACATAATCGTTATATGAGAAGAATCTCATATCTGCTTGACCATTTGCAGTACTCTTACCATTCTCAAGTTCAAATTGAATTCTTCCTCTACCTGGAACAATTCCATTTATTTGTTGTCCTGTAATCCAATTACCTATACGTTCTTTTACTCCAGCATTGTAACCGTTTATAGTTTCTGAGTTTTTCTTTTTAGTTATTGTGTCTCCTTGTCTACCTTCAAACATTCCATAGAAATCATGATTACCTAATGGACTAAAGAATCTTAATCCTGCTACTTGCCAATAAGGTACATCATACATTTCTGTAAACTCAGCATAATCAGTTTCTGCTGTTGATTCTGGGTGTTTAATATTATCATTAGTTTGTGCTTCGGAAATATCACCACAAGATGCAATAAACTTAATATTTTTATCATTTACATATAAATTCATTGCTCTCTTAAAGTCATCTTCATCCCACCAGTTTAACGAATCATTATTATTAGCTTTACAAATATGTAAATCCGATAATAATCCTACTGAATAAAGATATTTTCCGAGATCAACTTTCTTTTCTTCTTCTTTTGGCTATTCTTGTGCTTTTCCTGGATTTTGAATAACAGTCACACACCATTTCTTTGCAACTGGTTTTCCTTTATTAAATCCATTATTAACTACAGAGTCAGTAGTAGTATGCCAGAAATATGCTACGCGTTCCTTATCCAATCGATTTTCGTTTACAGCCACGTAATGAACCGTTTTACCTTTATTTATAAGTTCGCATTTACACCAATTTCCTTCTCCGGCATACTCCTGAATAGTGATATTATCAACAAATACACTGTCATAATTCTCAGCACCTTTATTACTTTCTAAGTATAGAGGAAGCTTATCTTTACCCCAGTTATCTGTACCACCCCAACCTATACTGGAGACATCTCCAAAGTTGAGAGTTAACATCACCGAATCTTTGTCACCTAAAAACAATTTATACTCAATTTGACCATCTTTTGTCGTAAGACATAAATCCTATTCTCCTTTCTGGATTATAAGATCTTGAATACAAGGTTCGTTAATATTAATTATATTTTCCATTATTTGTTATTTACTTTGGTTTGTATGAAATCTATTAAATGACCTACACTATCAAAGTTAGGATCTACTTCTTCGTCTAAGATAACAATATCAAATTCATGTTCTAATTCCATGACTAACTCGATTATGTCAAGACTATCTGCTTTCAGATCAATTATTAAATTATCATCAGAGCTGATTTCATCAACCATCAATTTGTCTTTAAGAATTTCTACAATTCGATTATTTACCTCCATATTTTAAAAATTTCTTTCGTTAAATAATATCCAAATAATAGCTATTTGTCCAGCTATTATAGCACAATAGAAGATTATTTCCTGCCAGCTCATAATCTATCAAACTTTTTGGCAATCACTAATATTAATACTGTCACCCATGAGAAAATGGCAAATGTATAACATACTACACCACCTTCACTTTCATCTCTTTCATATAAGAGTTTTCCTATAAGGTAAAGGGCAACAATAACTCCTACTAAATAAGTTGTTAGTACCATAGATTAAAAATTTATTGCGGAGAGTACTAGATTCGAACTAGTGGCCCGTTGTTAGCGGACACCGACTTAGCAGGTCGGTGGTTTAAACCACTCACCCAACTCTCCGAAGGTGGTGATAGAAGGAATTGAACCTTCGTAATAGTAGTATTATTAAGTAAGTAACGGTGCTTACATCCTACTATGCCCTCCTACAGGGTTCGGTTAACCAACATACCGTCTTATATCACCAATCAATCCTACACCCTTAAACTATTAAGGAACCACCTCCAATTACAGTACAAATCGAGTATGTACCTCAACCTCGGATAGCGGAGGAGGCCGGATTCGAACCGACGGACCGGTGTTAGCGGTCGGCTGTTTTCCTCTGTTCTTACGAACAGACCGACTATGTCTTAACCATGCACATAAAGTGTTTAGGTTGCAGGTGTATAGTCTGTACACATTTATAAGAGAACTATAGGATAGATTGCGACATATTCAGGGTTTTGTGACCCATGCTTATCGGTACCCTACTTCAGTACTATCCCTACCAATCTCGATAGTTCTCTTAATTTAGCTCGGCGTTATTTATATTTATAGGGCTATAACCTTCACCGAATTAGCCTGCTTCTACTTCCTGAGTTTCCTCAGGAGCACTCGTACCCCAATCTAATGTGACTATATAATCATCCCAATCTTCAGTTAAAGTTAGTTGAGCACTAACATTTATTAAAGAGGAAGGTATTTCATACATAGTTCCTTCTACAGTTACAATGAATAAAATATCACAAGAACTATTATCGAAATGTCTTATAACAGACTTTCCAGAGGCTCCTCCACTATTCTTTAATTGAACAGTATAATAAGTTCCTGTTTTATTCTTTCCTTGAGTTGTCTTTACAGATACTCTTTGTAACTTACCATCTTTATCGACTGCTAAATCATACTTCTAAGTATCATTTAGTGGGAGTAAGACAGGTACACATTGAGCTGTATAGTATGCTATAGCTCTACCTAATCCTACATTCCCTTGATGCGATTTGTAATTAGATGACCAAGGATTCATAATTAGATTATAAATTTTCAAGACAGCTGGAATAAACCACTCTCCCACTCCTCCATTGCACCTGACTACAACATACAAAGCTCCAGCCAGGCTTTTCCCATTTATTTAACCACTTAGGTATGTGTGGTGTGCCTAGACCCGCACGATATAGCAGTATTACCAAGGTTTGCAATTCCTCAGCTGTGCTACGATAAACTACTGACATCTTGCCTAATGTCAAAGTTAAAATACTTTAAAAAGACGGCAATGTCCTTTCTAAAGCATTTCTTAACGAGATTCAGCTGTCCATACGGTGCCAGAGTCAGCTTGAGTGAAAGTCCAATAAGTTCCGTCACTTCTGTTATTGTTGGCTACAGCAACATAACCATCCATGACATTGGTGGTTGGTGGATTACACTGCATCTCATTAAGGTCTATCATAAGTTGATTTATAGTTTCCACTGTATTCTTAGCAGAAAGCTTAGACCTTAGTCTACACTCATGAATCAGCTTATTACGGAACTTTACAATTCCAACTATCCAACTCATAAGTGTGTAGTAGTCAAAAGTAAGTGGCGGGGTACGAAATTCAAGCGTATGTAGTCTACTAATATTCACCCATGTAGATTTTGCTCGTATCCCTACCAACTTACGATTATATTTTCCTTTATAAACAGGGAACAAGCTTCCTACTTCATTCAATCTATGAGTAATCCATTTATGAATTTCATTCTCTTTATTGGTATTCTCATACGGAAACATAGACATATCAATATGAATATGAATTCCTCCTCCTTCGTGTAGAGTACAAAATTCAGGTAAATCTTGCATAAATTTGTAAAGTCCAACAAGTTGAGAATAATCTTTAATAGATACTCTAGTTTCAATCAACCTATCAGGATCAGCATCGTCAGCAGGCTCGTCCATAAATGGATCATTAAGCTGTCTGCGAACTCTGTCCCTTCTGGTTAAGGCTTGATTTAAAGTGACGGAAGAACTGTCGGATCTTATTTCTAATACTCCATAATGCTCTTGCATCTCTTTATCAGTTGCTTTTGGTTGACTGTACTTGGATTGAAAACCTGTAAGAAAACTTGCTCCCATTTCGAATTCTATTCCGATTCTACAAGGAAGAGCTTTACGCAATTCCCTGTAGATTAACCCTTTATTCACCGACGTATCCCTCAATAATGCAGGAATAAGCGTAGGGTTATGCATAATAGCAAATCGGATTTTCTCAATCTTAGTGCTCACCTCGTCTTGGTGATGGCTGAGGTTTAGGAGTTGGCTTCTGCTTCTCCTTCTCCTCAGAGATTCGATGTTCCATTTCATAAACACTCATACTCTTCTCAAGATTGAGACCGAGTTCTTTTCCTTCCTTGATGAGAGATTCTTTCTTCTCATCTTCTTCAGATTTCTTTTTCTTGCTTAACCATCCCATAATTTAAAACGTTTTAAAAATTAATTGGGGTCAATGTAGGAGTCGAACCTACGTCTTAGGTGCCACAAACCTTCATTCTAGCCGTTGAACTAATTGACCCATGTTCCCTCCCTTTTCAGAGAGGGATAATACTTTACTTGTATAAACTCATTACTTAACCTCCTCGAAGTTTTCGTCAGTTTTCTCTTCGGGAAGTTCTTCAGACTTCTTATCAAGACCGAACACTTCCTTAAACTTGTCTTTGAAACCATTCTGAACGATGTCAAGACCAGGAGTGAACATCTCAATAAAGCTCTTAGCAAACTTCGCACCAGTTGTAGCGTCACCATAAACAGTGACATTACCAAGCTGAATATGCTCAAGCATCTTCTCAGAAGCTTCAGCAATACCCTTATACTGGTCAACCATCTTGTATTGAACAAGAAGATCTGGGTTACCACCGAATGACTGTACCATCTTCTCCAGAGCAAGTGCAGGAGCCATTTCCTTCTTCTGAAGAGCCTCTGCCTCTGCAAACCACAGAGCCTTCTGACCCTCAGCTTCAGCCAGCTTAATCTGCTTTGTACCCTCAGCTTCTGCTAACTTCTTCAGTTTGATTTCCTCAGAATCGGCTTCAGCCTTCTTAAGAATACGCTGTTTCTCTGCTTCAGCTTCGAGAATTGCCTTCTCTTTAATAGCTTCTGCTTCGATGATAGTCTTCTTCTTAGACTGCTCGGCTGGAACAACCTGCTCAGCATTTAACTTAGCTTCAACTGCCTTGGCTTCAGCCTCGTTAACCTCTAACTGACGTTCTTGCTTAGTCTTAGCAGCCTTCATATCAGCTTCAATCTTAGCAACCTGGACAGTCTTGTCAGCATCAGCTTCTGCCTGACCAGCCTTCGCACGAGCCTCAGCAACAAGAATCTTTGCATTCTGCTCAGCTACACCTGCATCCTGGTCAGCCTTAGCCTTACGAATCTGCTTCTGTGACTCATACTCAGCTTTCTTTGCTTCCTTCTCCTGAGTTGCCTTAGCAATATCAGCTTCCTTCTTCTGATTAGCTTCAGCAATACGAGTCTGCTTTAAAGCTTCCTTCTCGTTCTCAGTAGCTTCAGCATCTGCCTGAGCAGCGGCTACAGCTTTACGCTGAGTTGCTTCAGATTCTGCCTTAGAAGATTCAGCCTTTGCCTTCTGTTCAGCAACAGCTGCAACCTTACGAGCATCAGCCTCTGCTTTCTTAGATTCAGCATCTGCATCAGCATTTGCTACAGCAGCAGTCTGAAGAGCCTTCTGGTTAGCGATACCAGTCTGCTTCTCCTTCTCAATTTCGGAAAGCTGTACTTCCTTTGCCTTCTGAGTTTCGGCAATCTGAGTTTCCTGTTCTTTCTCAATTTCTGCTACTCTTACAGCCTGCTCCTGCTTAGTTTGAGAAACTGTAGTCTCTCTTTCCTTATCAGCAGTTGCTACTTGGATTTCCTGCTCTTGTCTAATCTTAGCTTTTCTAATAGCTCCATCTTTTTCCTTGTCAGCAATATCAGCCTCAGCATTAGCTCTTGCCTCCGTTTCCTTCTTCTTAGATAGATTTTTAATGTAGTCTTGTTCATCAGTGATTTCCTGAATGTTAATATTAGTTATATCATAACCAACCTTAGCAAGTTCAGTACCAAGACTATCTTTAACCTTAGTCTTAAAGGCATCTCGATTGGAGTTAATCTCCTCAATTGACAATGAAGCAATAATTAATCTTACTTCACCTTCAAGAATGGTTTGAATCTGTTTCTGAATTTCTTGTTTGTCAGCACTTAAGAAACGAGCAGCAGCATTTTGCTGAATAGTGGGATCTTGAGAGATTGCAGTAGTTAAAGCTACCTTCACATGAGTCTGAATCATACCACTATCAGGACCAACTACTTCCGAGTTAATCTGAAATGGTTTCATCGACATAACTTTGTAGTCCTGAATGACAGGCCATACAAACACACCACCTCCAGGATATATCTTGGCAGCAGATTTTCCACCCACTTTACCAAACACAACTAAGAGTTGGTCACTTGGACACTTGCGATAACGAGACAAGAGTCCGATAATTGTTAAAATCACAAGCAGTACAATAACTGCCGCGATAATCATTGTTGTCAATGTCATTTTTTAAATAATGTAATAAGCGTTTGCAAAATCAGAAATAGTCACACTGTCACCTACATTGTACACAGATTTGGATTTAGCAGGATACTCCATAGTCCCGACATTATTGTCAACGGTAATGACATATTTGCACGTATCATCTATACTATCATAACCCGTTCTTAAATAGACCTTAGCAGTCTTGCCAATCAATTGTTTACCTGTAAGCACTTGCGGCTTCTTTTCTAGAGACATCATGAATTTGTATACGAAGTAAAGTATTATCACGAAAATAACTCCCAATGCAAATGCAATAAGATAATCATACCACATAACATTGTGAGTTGTAAAACTTTTCACAGACAACCAACCGGAAAATCCCATTAAAAAGTGAGTAGCACCTTTAAAAGATACTACATCTCCTAAATCAATATCTCCATCGGCATCCATATCCAAATCAAAGTCACCACCTACCCAACTAAGGATAAATCGGACAATAAATAGGCTGTATACAAATACAGCTACACCATAATAAATTTGTTCCATTTAAAAATTCTTTAATTCGTTTTCTTCATCAGTAATAAACTTACTGTTACTTTCGTCTATAAGGAGACGATTTCTTTCTTGAGTTAGATCGAGCGTAGATGCTATAATATCATATCCTACACCTAACGAATAGTCTGTAGAATAATAAGCTTTAGCACCTTTATGATTCTTCTTAAATTTACGAAGTCTGCTCTTCTCCAAGTCAGTCATTTTTCTTGCAAGTACAGTCATTTGCTTCATAATTAATAAATGTTGAGGCCCCTGTCAGGATCGAACTGACGACCGTCGCGTTAACAGCGCGATGCTCTACCACTGAGCTAAAGAGCCATAAAGGACACTAACATCCGTCAACTTATTCTCATCGTAACGGTAGCACATGTCCTATTCGCTGTCGATTCGTGTGCCTCTTCAAACAGTTCTGCTAGAGTTTCTGCTCTAGTCACATACCCACATCTTATGCTTCTTTAGAACGTGGTTAACATTTCAGCACTCATGTCGTTAGTGCGGCAGTCTGTGGTACCCAGTTGGTGCCTGAACGAATGGTGTTATTTATACGTCCCACCACTTGGACGGAGAAAGCGGGGAGAGAGGGATTCGAACCCACTATCTTAGGCTTAACAGGCCTCTGCTGTATACCACTTAAGCTTTCTCCCCAAATTCCGAACCCTGTACAGTAAGTTGCATTATACATAAGTACTGGAGGCTCTTTACACCAGCATTCAACAAGCCTGAAGCGTACGTCCTTCTCCTTGTGGTCCACCGTCGTAATGCCAACTGGTTCGGAATAGATTTTTAAAGAAAGTATGCACCGCCCTCCTTAATATTAAAGATTCTTCTCTCAATCATCTTCAATGTCTCTTCCTCAGATAATCCTTGGAATAAATAAGGAGCGTACAAACTATCTCTTACAGATAAAGCGTAGTCTAATACAGCTTTTCTAGATACTTCTGTATCGCTGGAACATGCTGCTATTATACTACCTGATCTAAACACTTTTAAATTTCCATCATCGGAAACTTTTCTTAAAGAAAAAGATCCTTTAAATACATGTACTTTTAAGAATCCTCTCAAACGGCTACTATCCATATCTTGTTATTAATTTTTTCAAAAACTAGTGCCTACTCTCACGAGCAAGCACTATCAAAAACTCTCGTACGCGCTTCTTAGGCAGAAGCGTAGCACGCCGGGAAGGATTCGAACCCACGACCAATGGTTTTGGAGACCACCATTCTAACCTACTGAACTACCGGCGCATTTAGGGGAAAATTATTTCCCCTTTTTAAATTTGATTTTAGCAATTTTCCTATCAGCCATATATTGCATAATAGGACGATATGCTATAAGCATTATGCAGTGTAAAAGACTAGTAATACATACAATACAAAACCAAGTAAATAAGAAATTATATATAATAAAATCTGTTATTGGTACTAATTTACTACTAATATCCTTAGTAGTAAACATTATTGTAAGTATTATGTAATGACTCAAACAATAAGGACAATGGATAAGTTCTTCTAACTTATGATGGAACTTTGAAATCCATTCTCTAAAACCAAGAAATATTGAGGTGTAGCTGATAGTGTAACTAATACTAGCAGCACATAATGCCACCAATATTAAATACTCTAATAAACCCATCCATCCTCAATATTATCCATCCAATCTTCAAAGCCATCAAAGTAGTCTCCGTCTTCAATTTCAGAATCAATTGGAACTTCTACATGATATCTGTCATAAGAACCTCCACAGCCACATCCTACTCTGATTTTAATATTAACAATCTTAGTTGTTGCTTTCTCAACATCCTTGTTTTTAATTGCTTCAAACTCGGATTTAAGATCTTCCTCTCTAGTTTGCTGAAGTGTAGCTGCTTTTAATTTGTCTTGCTTCATAACTCTTCTATTGCTACGATTATGTCTTTCTCGTTTACTCCACTATTGTCACCATTTACAGCACGTTTAACTGCTGATAATGTGGCTCTATCCACAACATTCTTAATAAGTGCTCCTGATACATTCTTAGCCACATCAGACTTAAATAGTCTTTTAGCAGCCATCTGAGCTAACTTGTTAGTTCCACATTTGGTTTTATTTAAATAAAGATCAAATATTTCTTCTGCATCCTCGACATTAGGCCTACCAATCTCTATTCGGAGATCAATTCTACCTGGTCTTATTACAGCTGGATCAATTTGTCCTGGGTAATTAGTTGCTAGTATAACAAAGGTACTGCTGTCTTCAAATCCATCCATCTCAGAAAGGAAAGTTGGAACAATTGTTGTCTCTACATCTGAACTTCTGCGTGAACCTCTTGCAGGTAATAATGCTTCAGCTTCATCAATAAAGATAACAGACTTATTACCACTCTTCTCAAAATTACGTCTCGCCCTTGTAAACACTGATTTAATATTATTTTCAGCAACACCTACATATGGACTTAACATTTCTCCTCCTTTCATATAAATGAAAGAATCTTTAGTAATGTTCTTACCTCTTAAGAAGTTAGTAGCAATTGCTCTTGCAATAAGAGTTTTACCACAACCCGGAGGTCCATACAAAAGAATACCTTTACATGGAGATAATCCATATTCTTTGTAATACTTTCCGAATAGTAATGGAGCATTGACAGCTTCTTTAATTCGTTCAACCTGCGACCTAACACCAGCAATTTGACTCCAATCAATAAAATCAAATTTAACTTCTTCTGGTGTCTTTTCTAATTCTACAGGAAGAACATTTGTAATCATCTTAGTGTTAATAATTACTCTGCACCCTTCTTTGAGGTCACTCCTTTTAATCTCAGGATGTGCAGTAATAATTACTTCTGTGCCTGCATCTGTTGCTACTCTATACATACTAAGAGCAGTTTTTGAAATGATCGTACCACTTGAATACGGTCCTTCCATCATTTTTAGCAGTAAATCTTCATACTCACTTAGTTTTTCTCTAAGTTTTTCGTTCTCTTCTTGTAATGTCATATCTATAGATTAACGATATGTGGAGCCAGTGGGACTCAAACCCACGACCTCCTCGGTGCAAACGAGGTGCTCTAGTCAACTGAGCTATGACCCCAATAAGAACTCTATATCTTCACAGACGAGAGTTCTACGAGCTTTACTATATTGTTAATTACCATCAATTGGTCTTAAAAATGTCCACCTAACAGCACTCCTATGGAATTACCCAATGGACTGTTGCTCTCTTCCGTACTGAATTGTACTTACGAGGCTCAGGGTTTCTGGTTTGTGGACGCTACTATAAACCCTTTTTCGCTACCTTGCCAAGTTGTAAGTCTATACTACTCAGCTAAGTATATAAAAGACAAGATTTTTAACTTTCTTTAACAGAGCTTTCAAAATACCATAACAATGCATAGTGTACAGCATCTTTCCTAGTTACATATCCTACTAAAGTTTTAATATGATTATCAAACTTCTTAGACCAGTCATAGATTTCTACACACCATAATCTTTCTCCATAATCACCTCTATATATTCTGGGACGCAATTCCATAGATTGCACTTCATAAAGATAATCAAGAAGATCAATATCTGTTATTTCACACGGTTTATTCTTTCCAGAAAATTGATATACTTCTTCTGGAATCGTAAGAAGATCAGCTATCATGTAATGGTAATTCAAAATTAGCAATTTGATAAAAGAACTGTTGGACATCTCCTAATGTTCTACACCTTTTGCGATATGGATGTGTATCCTCACGATCTTCTACAATGCAGTTAATTGGTTTCCAATAAACAACGTACCTGTCGTTAACATCATAGATATAATAATCGTCCTTGTATGCAAAACCCAAATCTAATAGCCAAAGCTTATCAGAGTGGATTATAGGTCGTAGATCTTCAGAATATGCCCACAGTTCTAAATTATCATTATCAGCTCTTGTAGCAACGTGTGTTCTATCTACACGTTCAATTCGTTTAGGACTACCGTATACAAGAGCTATATCACCTGGATGAAAATCACGGTAATTCATAATAATTAAAAAGAAGAGGGTGTGCTTTTACGCCTAATCCTCCAACGGCGCTTATGTGCATTGAGTGTCAGACAGAGGTGATTCGCAGTAACTGACGAGCATATACCGCTTCTTTCAGAGTATACTCCCATACACTATCACGTAGTGTTTTCTTTTAAGCCCAGGTTCCGCCTGTACTTTCGGGCCTAACACATAAACAATCTCCGACAACATAGATAATACATTGAGCCACCTCGGAACCCTCAGCATTTCAGCCTTGCTTTGGCAGCTATGCTGCCAAAGACTTGAGGAAGGTTACTCGCTGAAATCCGCGCTTCAAATCCGTGTGGTTTCCCAGGACATCTCACACTACTACTTCCTGGTGCACTTAGCGATCTTCCCTGCATACTAGTCTTACAGGTTCAAGGGTATTTACCCACGCTCTCCACTCGGAACTCCTTAGATGATGGCTGCTTTCAAGCCTACATCCCCTCTTCTATATTTTTAATAGTCTAAGAATCTTACAAAGTCTTCACTTGATCCTCCACCATATAATGAAGGTTTCTTAGCAGGATTAGAAATGTAATACCAATAGAAGTAGTCATCATAACGAGTTACAACAACATTCTTCTTAATATCAATAATCACAATTTCTTCTCCATCAAATTCTCCTCCAACCTTAAGATGGTTAAAACGACAGTTAGCATGACAATTCATACGTTGAACACCATTGAAGGTCTTTCTACGATTCTCTTGCCATTCATCAAATTCCTTCTGTTGAGATTGTGTCCACTGTTCCTTCGGAGTACTACGATAGAAACCAGGTTCCCAAATAGGATTCTCATACTTCTCAACATCCTTTAAGAAATTCTTCATGTTATATTTGTCAGGCTCATTCATCATTTCTCCTTCCTCAACATATCCACGAACACATGAATAGTTAAACTCAAGAGTGCTAACATTAAAGAATTCCTTAGCCTTAAGAAGACCAGCCATTCCATGGATATTAACCTCATTGACAATAGTCTTAAGAATATCTATAGTAGATATAGTTAAGGTATCAATGAAATCAATAAGCTCTTGACGAGCCTCTGGAACTTGAAGTTCATCATTAAGATAATCTTCAACAGTCTTGATGTCCAAGTTTCCGAATCTCTTTACATAACGAATACGAGATGGTCTACCAATAAGATTCTCATTTACTGTCATCTCATTAGTTGTTAACAAGAATATCTTGCGATAACCAATGTTGTAGACACCATCCATTATTTGTAAGATAGTAGAATCTTTATCAGAGAAATTCTTCTCAAACTCGTCAAGGAATAAAACACAATCAAAATTGAATCCACTCAGGAACTCAATCATGCTTTGATTAGAATCTCCCATATCCTTGACAATAATTACTGGAAGATTAAAATCATTTGCTAAAGTTTTAGCTGTTACAGTTTTACCAGTTCCTTTAGTACCAGTTAACATAATACCAAAGTTACCAATAGTGTTGTGATAAGTCTTCAGTACGTGCTTACAGAACTCTGTCTGTAATCCGTACATTTTGTAATCGAAAGTGAATTTGTCTGCGTACTTTTCCAGATACCAACCTGTCATACTCAATCCAATATTATAAATACCTACTGGAACTGAGTCAATGGTACTGAAATCTCCTTCAACCTTTCGAAAAGTGTTGTTGGTTTTTAACCAATGAATGTTACTCATCTTTTATTACAATTTTTCTGATACTATCTGTATCCAAATATGATTCTGCTTTAGAGGTTTTGTCAAATATACATAATATTTTCAAATTGTCATATACCTTCCAATCATAGTCTTTTGGCCAAATAGCAAACAATTTGTCTGTAAATATTAAGGCCTGAGACTTCATCTCCCAGGCCTTTTCAAGTATTACATTAACCGCATTGACTGTCATTTGCTATAATAATTTGCAATTAATTCTTTAACAACATCTTGCATCTCTTCCGAAAAGTTATCTATGTAATACTTCTTACCTGAATTACGATCATATAACATTTCTCGTAACTCTGGATTTGTTGAGAGATCCTCAAGTAAATCAGCAGCTTCTTTAATAGCATCATCTTTCTGCTTAATTAACTTTTTGGATTCAGCCTGCTTTTCATTCAAGATTTGAATTTCAGCAGCTTGACGCTCAACTTTCTTTCTAAGCTCTAATTCTTTATTGTTGCTCGCTAAGTTCTTATTTAATGCCTGTAATTGATCATTTAACTTTTTAAGTTTGACATTTTCAGAAGTTAAATTATCAATCTTTACCTGCATATCATAGATAACTTGAGATTGATTTTTAATCTTAGTTGATTCTTTACCAAGAACATTATCTTCAAGTATTAAATATGTAACAATGAACTCTGCAACCTTTTGAAAAGAACTATAAATAAAAGTCTTAAATCCCATTACAACTATAAATTGTCCTGGGTTCTCAGGAACAATGATTGTTACATCTACATTGTCCTTAATGTTACCGAAATGATCAGATACTCTTACTTGTTTTCCACCATCAGAATACTTAATGTATTTACTATTGGTAGATACTGATTCAGTAACAGTTACAGGTAATTTACCCTGTACATATTTAACAATTTTGTCAATCATTGCGGACCGACGTGGAGTTGAACCACGATCTCCAGATTTTCAGTCTGGCGCGAACTGACCACCTGCGCTACCGGTCCAATTTGTGAAGGGGGAGAGACTCGAACTCTCAACCAACGCTCTAACAACTAGAATATAGAACGGATTCAAACGAATAACTAGGATATGCACCAACTTACATACGTGTCTACCATTCCACCACCCCTTCAAATGGAAGCCTTAACTTTAATTCAGAATTTATAAACGTATTGTTAATACTTATAGTTTTGGCTTCCTTTATCAAATACTAAATTACATCAATCGAAAGGGAGAGGTATTCCACTTCTCTCCCTGATACTCCGAAGAGCCTCCGACCGAACCGCCAGTCTTCAACGAAGTAAGCTGTCCGCCACTTGCTCATTGTGCGCTCAGTAGATTTTAAAGTCCGCTCTGAGTTCGGACTGGAATAATAGCGGAGGTCGGAGGAATCGAACCTCCGACTTCAACATTAACTGTGTTGCGCTCTACCAACTGAGCTAGACCCCCCAGACTCTCAATCAAATATCCTAGCAATGAGAGCCTGACAGTTTGCTTCTACCGTTCAACATCTTTAAGCTAAATTTCCCGTATGTTTTAATCCACTTAACTAATTCCCCATTTAGGAAGGAGGCAGGATATTAATGGACTTATCTTCAGGATTAGAATGCCTTCACTCTTTGCCATTATACGCACTGCATTCCCAGTTAACCTGCTACGTCTCTTCTCCTTCCAAGCTTTCCTAGTACTTTATATCTCAAAGCATGAGAAAGAACACACACTACTAGGTTGCGTGTAGTATCAGAGGCGGTGTGATACTACAATGTCCCATTGTCTATTACTAGACGGACCCGTGGACAAGTGAGGGGAATGGGGGATTCGAACCCCCGAATTTACGGTTTAAAAAATAGATGTTGGGTTTCCACATAAGAATCTCAAGGCTGAAGCTTTTCGACACAATGCTAAATCTAAATATCTAGTATCCAAATAAAGCTGAGACCCGAAGGTTGTGTTTAAAGCTAAAGCTATATGTCGATTCGTTACTGTACCTTTACGTTCTTACCTGGACCACCGTAGTGGATGTAAGAAATAAGAGCATCAACGTTCAGATTTGCTTCCTTAGCCTCTACCTCATTTACTTCTTTCAAAGCAACTGTGATAGCATTAAGAATAGCACTCTTACGACGTAAGAGTTCTGCACGTTTACGTTGTGTCCATTCACCAGTGAACTCCTGATGTGTTGTCTCAGCAACCTTGACAGTCTTGTTCTTGACTGTTACCTGTGCACGATAGTTAGCAGGCATATGCTGAGGATCGATGTTTGGATCCTTCAGGATAATTTCTTCCTTCTCAGTTGTTCTCTCGTCTGACTTAAGAACAGGAGTTTGGAAGATCTCTCGACCTTCATACTGTGCATCATCACATTTCTCATAGATCTTTGCATCACTACGAACAGGAATGTTCTCATACATAGTATTGAGTTCACGACTGGTTAAGATGTTTCGAAGTCTCATCAACTCGATAGCACTCAGCTTACCGAATGAGATTCCATCAACAACTAACTCAACCTTATAAGCATCTCCAGAATTAGTAGACTCGATGCTAAATAGTTCTTTCAGATACGGAATGTATCTTTCTTCGAACCAGTCTAATTTCTCTTGTACAGTTGTCTGTACGCGAGTCTGTGTGTTGCGCTCAGGGCGCTCGTCGTATCCGTTAACAGCGGAATACGTGTTCTTCTCACCACGGAATGCTCCTTGCTTGGTTTTGAAGAACGCAGCATAGTCCTTGACCATAGCTGCGGCAGAAGCTGACGCATGATCAACTTTTGCCAGAAGAGTGTTCATCTTCATAACTATAAATCTAAAATAATAAAAGCTCCTCAAATGAGAAGCTTATATTGTCGGGGCGACAGGGCTCAAACCTGCGACCTCAGCATCCCAAATGCCGCGCGCTATCTACTGCGCCACGCCCCGTCTTTACTATAGAAGTAAAATTTTTTCTTTAATTGCTGTTTCTAACATTCTTTGCATTTCCCACTTATAATGCAGTTTTAAATGTGTAAGCATTAAAGATACTGCTATCCAAGAAAAGAATGCCATCCCAATAATCATTCCTACTCTTGTATGAAAGTCAGATTCACATTCATGGCGTATTATCCTATAAGCCATATATAAGGCTAAAAGATTACCACTCAAATAAATAACTATCATAAGCAATAGTATTAGTTAATACTGAGTCATCTAAAACCTGAGACTTCTTAGATCAACAGCCTCTCTAAGTAAGTCTCTAATAATTGTAAACCAAGTTAGCTGTTGGATTTATTTGTGCACATACTGCTCTAGTAAGCCGTACACAAGCCCTGGCCAGTCCTCTAAGAACCTAACTAGTATTGTACCTGAGAATAGTACCCCTATTTCTTATGTGAGGATATTTCTTGCATAACTACAATCGGCAATAGTATAGCTATGATTGTACCATAACAAGGAATTGCAACTGGTTTGAGAATACTTCCAAGAATAAATACCGGAATCATTAGTAAGAGTAACACAAACATTATTGGATTAACGTTGCATTTCATACATCCTGGTATAAAACCATAAATAGATATTCTTGCTATTAGCAACCTAAAGTAAAGATACTTTAACTGCATTCTAAGTATTTCTCTTTTAACTTTTAAAATGAATATTTTCATAATGAGAGAGTTTAAGTGGACACTGATGGATTCGAACCATCGATCTCTAGTTTGTAGGACTAGTATTCTGAACCAGCTGAACTAAGCGTCCGAAATGTCTCAGACATCTGAGACACTCTCCACCATTAAGATATAACTCTTTGGCATATAGATTAACAACTCTTTATCATCAGTACTAATGTTTAAGAATATGTGCATCTTTAAGAAGTTTAAAGTCTTATTGAAATCTACTCTATTCACGCAATGAATTACATGAACTTTGTCTTCTTCAGTAAGATACCTCTCATAAATGTCTAGAGTAAACCTACGTGGATTGGGATTTACTTTTCCCTTAAGCTTTTTGAAATAGAATCTTTTCATAATTAAGAGTTTTTGATAAGTATTTTTTGTGGGCCCGGTAGGATTCGAACCTACTCAGCCGTAAGGCACTTGATTTACAGTCAAGCCCGACTCTCCAACTTCGGCGCGTGCCCTGTTTGTGGAATTAATCCACAAATTACTAATCCCAATCCCAATTTAAATCAGGATCATCAATGAGTTCCTTCCAAACTTCATCAAGTTCTTCTTTCTCATACTCTTTAGGGACAATTTTATCAACAGTATTTCCACCTAAAGTTATGTAATAACATTTAACACCAGTTTCAAATCCCCAAGGATTTCTGGACAAATCATAAACATTACCATCTCCAGAAACAACAAAATCTAAAGTATCGAAAGGATGGTCAGTTTCATTAATATATTCTGCACACTCTCGAATAATCTCATGTGTAGCACAATTATCTGATATATCTTTAATACCAGTTAAATGAATTTTGCTATAAGATTCTCCTAAGCAAACGTTGTACTCACCATTGTCATGAACTGTTTTTAAAATAAATAAATTAGCCATAATAAATAATTAATTAAGTTAATAAATAAATAAATAAATTGAGCCCCAAGCCGGACTCGAACCGACAACCTGCTGATTACAAGTCAGCTGCTCTACCAATTAAAGCTATTGGGGCAAGCTTTGCAGGGAATAACCACAAAACCCTGCTAATCATACATCTCCGTTAACGATGTATAAATTAAGTCCTATGCTATGCGAGCTTTCAACGGAACTCGTGGACTGGTTTTTTAGCCGGAAGTGGGGGACTCGAACCCCGAACTCCTCCGTGACAGGGAGGCACGTTAGCCAATTACGCTACACTCCCGAGGAAAGAACAGTTCTTACTTAAAGGTCTTTCACCTTTCCTATCTCAATAGTGACTCTAATCCGTATCGCGATTTTGGATTTCGATGTTTAATGAGACGGCCCACCAGCGTAGTACCACTCACGCGTACTTCTTAACGTGGTACATTGCTACACTTACGTGTCCTCAGAACTGTTCTTATTTCATTTCTATATGCTATTGCTAATCCTATTAATCCTATCCATGAGAATAGAGAGATTGCAGCACACATTTCATATTGCATGTCGCTATTATATCTTTTTTCATCATACCGACAAAGAGCAATAGATATAATAAATGTTAAAACGACTCCTATTACATAAATTCCTATCATAATAATAAATAATTTTTAGTTAGAGACAATTTTGACTAATTTAGTATTCAGATTTATGTTAAACAAATTAAATAACTATTTTACTATGAAAACAATTATTTTAGGTACTGCACATTTAAAAAGTACACCTGGTAAATGTTCACCAGACAAAAGACTTAAAGAATACGCTTATTCTAGAGAAATTGTTGCAGCAGTAAAAGCAATCCTATAGGATTATGGTTATTAGGTATTTATAGACATTGAAGATGATGATTTAAATGTTACTCAATCATAGGAACTTTGTCTACGTTGTAAGGTTGTAAATGATTTATGCAAAGTATATGGGGATTGCATATATGTAAGTATTCATGTTAATGCTGCATCATCAGATGGTAAATGGCACACTGGAACAGGCTGGGAAGTTTATACTACTCCTGGTAAAACAAAAGCAGATGATTTAGCTACCTGTTTGTATAATGCTGCCAAATATAATGCACAAGATAAAAGAATGCGCACTGATTTTTCTGATGGAGATCCAGATAAGGAAGCACATTTATATGTTCTTAAACATACTATTTGTCCTGCTGTTCTTACTGAAAACTTCTTCCAAGATAATAAATCAGATGTTGATTATCTCCTTAGTGACAGAGGTTTTCAAGATATTGTAAGACTTCATGTTGAAGGTATTTTAAAATACTTACAAAAATAAGGTAGCTGTTCTCACGAATGGCTACCTTTTTTTATGCTATACCTATCAAAAATCAAAAGCGTAGCAGTAGTTGGATTCGAACCTACGATCTCAGCATTATGAGTGCTGCGCTTTAGGCCGCTAAGCTATACTGCTATTTAGGAGACCACTGTCCCCAAAGCCTATGACAAAGCACGTCTTGCGACGTAAAGGATAACACGACTGTCTCACGACAGCACCGTTGTTTAACAATAATTTTAATAAGTGTTGCGGTCACAGGAGTCGAACCTGTTATTCCTAGCTTATGAGACTAGTGTGATTTATAACTATCCAGTTTCACTCGACCACGATGTGTAGCGGGAGTCGGACTCGAACCAACGTTTCTAGGTTATGAGCCTAGTCTGGGAACCACCTCCAGTTATCCCGCGATATTAAATCCTTGGCTATTCAAGGATTTACGTAGAGTGTCGATACTATACTCATAAAGATGAATATCAATACTCCTATAAAGATTATTCCTATCCAAAACATCCACTTAAATAGTGTTTTATATTTAGAATAGAGGGAACCACATGATACTACAATATAATAGCCTATTATAGTAATCACGAGAAGCATAATTCCTATCCATAATTCACTATAAGAAACTCCTATATCTTTAGCGATATCATCAGAAGTTTTAATAATTAAATTACAGTAGTAATCTGCTTCAGTACTGGGATTAGAAATCAAATCATTCGTCATAATTTACCTAAATTAATCCTATATTTGATTTTACCCTCGTTAGGATCAGTAGATTTGCTTCCGAATTCTCCTAAGAAATTACGGGTTACAGCATATCTTCCATCTCCTCCCTATTTTTGTCCAACATTAAAATCGTATGTATCCTCAACTATTGTGTCACCATTATTATCTACATAAAAACCATAAGCACCTAATGTATGCTCAAGACGTCCCGTAGGAGTATCCATTCTATTCCAAAATCCACTTCTATCTTGTCCACCTTTTCCATTACGAGACGCATAATTATAACCATACATAGCTTTATACATATCAGAATTAAAGTTATTCTAACCTTTACTTCTAGCAAATAAAACCTATTTCTTTAATTCCTCAGTCTATAGATTAGGTAAACGAGTAACAGTTCTACCTTTGAAAGGTCTTATACCAAATAATGATTCAGCTAAACGGTTTGAAGTAGCTCTATCTAAATCTTCTAAAGCCATAGCAGCAGGATTATGTCCTAAGAAGTCTGCAGTATTTTGTAGTGTCTTGTTATTAGCAATAGCTTCTGAAGCTTGTGCCATTACTTGAGCAGGCATCATTGGACCACTAGATGTCATAAATCTAGTCTTTTTAGAAGACTATTCTGGTGTTTTAGCAGTACTTGTGACTTTTGATGATGTATCAGATGTCTTACTAAGACTACCATCATTGTTAATAGTGAAACCCATTTTCTGAGCATTAGCAATAGCAGTATTGGTCATATTACCTTTGATACCATCAACAGCAGTCTAGTATGTAGATTCATTTCCTCTTCTATCTTTAACTCCTTTGAATGCTCCAATTCTCCATAATTGGTCTTGAAGTTTAGCCAAGTTATTTGACTACATAGGAGTCTTTGTCTTCTTATTAGCACGAGCAGTAGCTTTTTTATATTGAGTAACTTCTTCTTCAGCTTGTTTAGCTTGCATACCAACTTGCTGAATACCTCTATTACCCCAAGCTTGAACTTTTCCTCTTTGTCGATTACTTGCCTCCAAAAGTGAATTTCCGTATTGTAATTTACTTATCCGCATATGCTAATTGTTTTTGATTGTTCATAGTACCTGCCCCAGCATCTCCAAGAGTATTAGTGCCAGTATTACCAAATCCAGAATTAAACTTCATATTACTAAAATCAAACTTAGTACTCTAACCATATTTAACTTCTGGGGATATTTTAATACTCTCAAATTTCTTCATCATTTCTGGAGAAGAATATGTTGTACCACTTGCACCAGTTCTAGAAGCTAATTCTTTTTGATCATATGCAGCATTTTTCTTAGCAGCCCAATCTTGCATACTACGAGCCATATCACCAAAGTCGCCACTTCTACCACCACGATAACGACCACTTACATTCAATGCGCCTTCTACAGCTGCTTGATCCCACTGACTTACATCTTGACCAAATCTTTCACGTAAGTCTTTAGCAAATTGATCATCACCCATAGCAAATTTTTGTAATCCAGCATAATTACTGAATCCCATATTCTTTAAAGCAAAGCCATCACCATAATGATTAGATGTCTTATATCCGAATGGGTCTGCAGCATCAACTACTGGTTCAACTGTAGGTTGTGGATCTCTTACAGGAGTTTGTAAAGGATTATTCTTCATTGTTGTTGCAACGAAATTATCCCAAGCTGCTTGGGAAGCACCTGCCCATTTACCATCAGCACCCCATTTACCAAGATCTTGACCATGATTAGCTAAATAAGTTTGCATTTGTTGAGCAGAATTATAATCAATACCTCTCTATGCTAACCACGCTTTCTAATCGTCAGTCATCTTACCTAAGAAATCTTGGTATTGTTTATCCCAATATCCCTGACCTCTTGGTGTGACTTTAGAAGCAGATCTTTTACCAGCCCTACCAGTTATTACTACTTCCTATGGTTGTTGTTCTCTTTGTGCTCTTTGTTCTTTTACCCAATCAGCTTTCGAGGCGTATCTTTTACCATTAACTACTATTTCACCTGGATTACTAGAAGTTCTTGTAGTAACTCCTGTCTTAGGCTTTTCAATGTAGTCAGAAGCTTTAATAACACCTCCTCCTAATCCTGAATAATAACTATATGTATCTCCTATTCTACTATATCCAGTTAATCCACCTTTCCATAATTGATTATCGTCAGGATTGAAATATATACCAGATAAACCATTACTTGCTGTGCCAACTCTTTTAAAATTGTCACCGAATTTAGCAGAAAGTACTTTTCTTCCTTGCTTAAATTTCTAAATTTCATTCATAATAATTAAACGTTTAATTAATTTAGTTCTCAACATGAATCCGGAATAGTTGAGAAATTATCTATTGATATATCATGCGATATTATAGATAATTCTCAACTTTTCCAACCTATTATGAGCAAAATCAGACTTTCAAAGAAAAAGCCTCCAGGTTACCATCCTAGAGGCATTCACTCTTTTGAGCTCTGCCAGCTTCTTTATTTCAAAAGAAAATTCTGGTCGAAGAATGACCGGACGCTTAACACCAGTGCCGGATCTCTGCGGCTACATCGCGATTTTAACGAGGAAGATGCAGCTAATCCTCGGGTGTGTCTGGAAGAATCCTAATTGTGTGGACTTCTTCTTTCACTACTATCAGCTTGTCTCCGACATAAATAGTAGTTTCTCGAACTTCTGTAATTCTACGTATCATACATCATAAATTATAGAGCGGGTAATGGGAATCGAACCCACATCAGAAGATTGGAAATCTCCTACACTAACCGTTGTGCTATACCCGCAATTGCATCTTCTAACGGAACCATAACCCAATGGTCTTCCCAACTTAGATGCACTTCTCTGAAGCAAGAGTAAGTAGTTTATCTCAAAAAAGTTTATACTAAGGCGTTCATTGTTTTTGTTAGCTTCATTATTTTAACAACTGCAACTTAAGTAAATGGACTTGTTGATTCTTTAAAAATGCTCCTTGAACCCATCAGGCGAACTCTGGAGCACCTACCATCTGACTGTACAGTAGGAGTTTAACTCTGAACGTTGAATCACCCATTCCTAAAGGAGCAGTCAGTCTCCAATAGGCAACTATGAATAACTATTCGGAATATGTTGCGAGGGCAAGAGTCGAACTTGCTTCCTCCACCTCAGTTAGCGGTGGTGATCAGTGAATTCTAAGATGTTCAACTTCCATCAGTCATTCTAGACTGACATCAGGTCTAACCACATCCATTTGAATATACTGTTATGAGAAGTTTTAGTCTAGAATATGACTTCTCCAGTAGTGATAGAATCTGCCGTTAATCTTCCTCGCAGGAGTTGATTTGTGCTCCAACAGGGAGTCGAACCCTGCTATTCGGGTTAAAAGCCCGATGTAATCCGCCTGTTTCCACGCACTTACCGATATACGATTGGAGCTGTTAGATCTCGGTGTAACCTAACAAGCGTTTTCGTAAATACTTCTTCATAATTATAACTATTTTAAATGTTTAACTTCTATTATCTAGTTGTGGTAGAGAGACTCGAACTCTCTCAATATGAGCATACGCTCATATCGTGCTACATCTTCAAGGTACATAACTTCAGAGGAGCATTCTGGACTACTCTTATCTCATGTAACTATACCCATTTTAACATTATCCAGATAATGTAAGACTACCCTTACACTATACCACATAAAAGTTAGAGCAGGTGAGGAGAATCGAACTCCCGTCCCCAGTATGGCAAACTGATGCACTAACCATTGTGCTACACCTGCTAGTTAGGATAGTAGAACTGAAAGACTCAGCGTGCAGTCTGAGTCTGAATCAGGAACTGAGACCAGCACATACAACTGAGACTTAGACTGAGCCCAACAAGAAAGATTTAGAGTAATTCCGTTGGGGCAGCTCGAAAGCCAAAAGTTGTATTTCGTATGTGCTGTCTAGAAGTAACATTCGATCTCTGATCGAATAAGTCCGCCTTATAAGGGCAGATTCTTTAATGTCCTGATACTTACAATGTAGGGTGCTAGTCCTTCATTTCTCAAATAAGAGTTAGACCTTGGACCCACACAAAGGTTGTAAAACCAATAGTGGCAAGGTCAAGTCTCTTAACCTATCCTAGAGGATTTATTTCCCAAGATTCTTCAGATACTTCTCAGTCTCTGCAAGTTTCTCAGGAATAACGAAGCGATACTGAGCAATTCTCGCATTCTCTTCAGTTAACCACTTGTTGTACTCTGCGGTCAACTGAGTCAGCTCATTATGATAATCATCATAAGCTTTGCGATATTCTGCGATCTTCTCTTGCTTCTTGTTATTCTCCTCAATGTTCTTGGCATCCAACTTCTTACGCAAGTCGGATTTCATGTGATTGAGTTTCTGCTCTGTTTCACGATACTCAGCTTGGAGTTTGTTGTACAGAGTATCAACACTCTCAACATTCACAGATGGCTCATAATGATAAATGAGCGTGTCACGTCCACTACCTTGAGTTGCATAAGGAGCCTTAGCAATCTTATGCATCTTGTTACGAGCAAGTTCCATTGGATTGCGAGGATGGATAAACTTACCATACACTGCACTCTTAGCCTCAAGTGCAAGATAAGTTTGTCTGTCCTTAATGTTCATCTCGTTGACAATATCTTCGAGAGTTGACATTGTTACATCATTAATGTGGTTCTCAGGAGAATCGGGATATTTCTTCCCAACTTCCTCACACCATCCAGTAAGATCGTAACGAGTACGTGCAGTACGATACTCTTCAAGCTCTTTACGTGCCTCAGCAAACCAGCTGATAAATGCGTTCATACTTGAGACCTTAGCAATAGCCTCTTCAATGATTTGCAAGTCTGTGTAACCTGCATCTGTTATGTGTTCTCCTTGCTCACCTACAATTGACATCGTAGTGTTTACAAAGCTCACATTCTGCAATGTTGCTTCATATTGTTCTTTGATTTGAGCTGCGAGAGCACAAAGGTGGCTTGCCTGTGTTTCAGTCAAACCATACTCGCCGTCCTTGGCGAAGAATACTTCGTTTAATTTTCGCATATTTCTTATTAATTAGAGTTTTACTGTAGCGCGAGCGGGACTCGAACCCGCACGGGCATTGCTGCCCACAAGATTTTAAGTCTGGCATGTCTACCAATTCCATCATCACGCCGACCTACTAAGCTAATCTTAGTTCTATTAGAGTAAATCTAGGACCTTCTTGTCTCCAGATTAGTTCGAAGCAAACCATTTGGTCATCAAATGTCAGAATAAGATGTTCACCCTGTTCATCCTGATCAATCATTACACTGTTAGCAAAAACAATGTTATGTTCTTTAATGACCCTAAGTAACTCACTTTTATCAAAGACTTGTGTGCCTTTAATATAGTGAGAAATCTGATTTTGTAAGCCTTCTAATAGTTTCATAGTTTCAGAATTAAGGCACCTCCCAAACTACTACAAGTCAGAGAGATGCCAAAGTTAAAATTCGTTAAACGTTTAAAACTTAGAGATTACGATGCTTCGTCGTGAACAATGTCCTCATCATGTAGTTCTGTGAACTCTTTGATGACAGCTAAAACAGTCTCAGCTGCTTCTTTTCTTTCTTCATCATCACCAGCAAGATCACTCTTCAAACCACTTACGAATTTCTTTTTCTCTATTGGCTGCATGAAACCTTTGTGAGCTGACTCGAAGTAGCAGCACTTGTACTCAGCATTACCATACAGCGTTCCATAAGCAGAATCGACAAGAGGCTGCATTTCTCCTTCTACAGAGATGTCATAAGTATATTTCTCATCGTCTACTTTTGTAACATTCTCCTTCTTGAGAGAAAGAAAATGAGCATGCATATGCAATATCATTTGGGCAACTTTGCTACCCTTCATAGCTACAACAATAGAGATAATCGAAGACATAAACTCATAAGGTTTCTCATCGGACTTAGGTTCAAAATAGAACATTTGGTCTTCCAGGTTCACATAGTATTTGCCTATAGGGCAAGATACCGCTAATTCAAGTTCACCCTGGGCATGGACTCTGAATTTTACTGTTTTTTCTTCCATACTAAATAAATTTATGTTATTGTAAATAAATTACCAAATAAAACCCTCAGCCATTTCTGACTGAGGGGACGCGCGAACGCTTTCTTACAATAACTAAAGCCAGTATGGAAACTGTTTCTTCTTGCAAGCGAACACACTTCCTCACCGATCGGCAAGGCTACCAAAAACTCTTTGGAGTTCCGAACTCTCCAATTTATTTAAACTCGGAATTGTGGAAGGGAGAGGATCCGCCCCTCTCATACGATTTATATAAGAAATCGTGTTTTAACTCGGACACTAAAATATGCACATCCCAATGTCACTTAAACTACCTTCCGTTCTATCATACTTCACAGTGTGAAGAACTAAATGGCTTTAAAGAAAAATCCAATGTGCCTAGTGAAGGATTTACACCCCCGACCTTTTCCATCCAGGAAACGCTCTTATAGTATCTGAGCTAACTAGGCAAGTAAAGAGCTGAGTATATGACTCTTTGTGACACCATTATATCCCTTGTTTACGAGGTACTTACACACCAACACTTCTGCTGGTAGATGTCATGGGGACAAGCTTTCATAAAAACTTGCGAAAACTACACTAGACTTCATAGCTGCTTCAAACCCAGGTCTCCTGCCGGAAGTTACAGAAGGTGCCCCCTCTTATACCTGTTGCTATTCACAATACTTGAATCAGGGCTTGCGACCCCTCCTCACCCGCATCTTCCCCTCTCACAGCCGAAGCTTGAAAGGTAGGCAGCGGAGATAACCACCATTTTAAATCTAGCGTGTGCAGCGCTTTTGCTTTTTTTACTTCTTCTTATGCGATCCTAATTCGTTGTCAGACTTGAACTGACGGCCTCAACATTAATAGTGTTGCGCTCCTACCAATTGAGCTAAACGACTCTTTATTTTAAAGAAGGACTAGTTGTAAGGTGAGGTGGCTGCACTTGTATCCATACTGCCTTTTGAGCAGCTACAGGACCAGCCCCACCATGATTTTCTGCTTGCAATCACATACTTCTCTGTATCTCCGTTCTACAAACCTACCATTTCTGTTCTCTCAGCTTAGCAGGCTGAGTGGGACGCTACTCCCATAGGCTTACAAACTACATACTTAATGCTCTCTCAGATTTGCGGTCTTCGGGAAACATTTGCAATTATCTCTTATCCTCCTTACGGATTAAGCCGAGCTTAGTCAGAGCCCAGCGATCAACACTATCAGGACTGCCCGTCCTTACACCATGTATCACTTCGATAAATGCGCATTCTTTTAGCCATCCTCCCGACAAGTCGGCAAAGGGTGTGCAGTGAGAGGTCTCACCACTTTATACCATTACTGGTTTATCCTAACGACACGATGCCTGCCGCCCATTGCTGGGAAATTTGGTTCGTCAGTTCGTCGCACAGTCCTCTATAATATTTCAATAGAGTGTTCGCAACACATGCACTCCCACCGCCTCATTACTGAAGCAACGTGCAGGTGAACCACGGGAGCATTTTAGGACTACAAGAATTGGCCGGCAGTAGTCCAAGGAATTTCAACCTTAAATTTCTTTATTAATATATTTTTTAATTAATGCAGCGTGAGATAACGGTTTATTACCATTTTCAATGTCTTCATTAGTATTATAATCAAGAAGTATCACTGTCTTATGTTGAGCTATGATACGAATCTTATTAACTAAATCAGCACATTTATTCTCTAACACCCATTTATAGGCTGGAACATACAATTTCTTACGAGCTTCTACGTAACCAAGTAAAGTATATTTCTTGCCAATTATGTCGCCATAAGCATGTCCCAAGCAACGACCATGTACACGAGTTGTTCTCTTTAATCCACGCATTGAAGAATTATGAAGACTAGATAGACTTGGCCCTTCATCTTCAAATACTTTCAAACCTTGCCAAATTCCTTCTACTGACGCTCCAAATAAAAATTGTTCAGAAATAGGATTAACAGGAATACTGCAATGAGGATAAAAAGGACTAAGCTTTCTGAACTCATCCTTAGCTTTACTCGTTACATCAATAATGACGCAATCAGGATATTCTCTCTTGATTTTGTCAATTGAACACTTTTTGTTTTTAATTACTATTTGCATAATGAGAGTTTTAAAATGCACTTGTATTTAATCCAGCAGTCCAAGTGCTTAACTGACTGACTTTCACCAGAAAGTAGATTCATTATCCAGGCGGATTAAAACGGTCCTCGCTTCTTCGAAGTAGTTAGGCAAATCCGACCACCTTTCTTTTGTCTTATTAAACTATACCTATATGGCTAGAATATTACGTCATTTGTCACACCAGCACCATCCTAAATATCAGTTACCAATCCCATAGTTTTATCTTTAGAATTAGCAATATGTATTGCAAGATCATCCTAATTCTTTACTAATATAGAATTATTAAATCCAAATAATTTATGATCACCACTACCTCCAAATTTCTTTCCTCCATAACTTCCAGAATATAAATTCATTGGAATAGGACCATAAAATTCTGCAACACCATTACCATTTTTAGAACCAAACCATATACTCAAATTGTTTAAAGATTCTTCCAAATGTATTCTATCTTTAACAGCTTGATCAGTTTTAGGATTAACTAATTCATCTGGAATTAGACCATATGAATGTGCTCTTTCTGTTTCTGAAACATTATCTCTACCTTTCTTAGCTAATTTAGTAGCTTTAAACACTCCAACTTTATCAGTGTTTTTACTGTATTTCTATAGTATTCCTTCTACAACTTCTAACTAAGCTTTGGCGTATTCTTTAGCATTTCCAGATACTGGAGCTTTCATAATAGCATCATATATAGCATTACTAGATCTTATCTTACCATGACCACTATAATACAATGCAGTAATAATGTCAGCACCAGTGAATTGTCCCATTCTAGTTTTAACATTATTTATTTTCTTAAAAGCTGGGAATCCTGGTATTAATTCTTCTACACCTTGCACTCCCTTTGCTCCTCCCATTATTCCAGGAACAGCACGCCCTTTTTCAGTACTTATAGCGTAATCTAAAGCTGCATTTACTCTAGCTTCAGGAGTAAGGTTATATCCTCTCTAATCTACAAATGGTAAAATAGGAGTATCTGGGTCAATATCTTTAACAATGCCACGTTTTTCTGGAATATATACTTTGCCATCAGCTATTTTTTCTAATGTCTTATGTATCTTTACAGCTTCTGGTTCATTTTTTGCAACACCTTCAGCAAGTCTTGGTCTAACAGTAGACAACTCATCTAAATGTTTAGCAGCCCAAGCTCCCCACTATGTTTTTGTTAGTGGTCTAAGTATCTTCAAGAATTGTCCTCCAGTTACACCTGGAATAATAAAACCTAAAGAAGCTAATGCCATTCCTCCAAAGTCTTTCTTTTTAGCAGCATGTACAAAATCATGAGCATCTTGTGCTTCTCCCACACCTGGGATAAAGCCTGCTGCAAAATCCAATATAGGATTTTTGTCTCTAAACTCTTTAATCTTGTCTTTCATATTTTTAACGTTAAATTATTTAATCAAACTATCTAATGCAATGATAAACAATTTTATAGAATTTAGCAAATGTTCTATATGTACTCATTAAGATATTATCACAATATCTCAATTTTCACCCTATTCCCACGTGAAGGTTAGAACATGAATAGGATTTTAGACGTCAACTATAACTCGGGTCATAAATGAGTAATTGCGCTGTCAACGTCTGGGAATTTCAACCCATTTTTGGCAACTTAGTTGCCGAAAATGATCGGAATTTGTCCTGCCTACGACATATCCGATCATAGATCAGTCAGAGGTTACTCCGTTCTCTTTAGCTATCTTATTAACCCAAACAAGACGAAAATCGAGAACCTCCTTCACAAAAGATGAAAAGATAAGGTAGGGCCGAAGTGCTAGTCCATCAACCTCGGATGCGGGCTTGACCTTACGTCACCTTAGGACTTACGTCCTTAGGATCTCTGCCCTTTGATCACTCTTATATAGCGCCGATACAAGCGCGTTTACATATGGAAAATCATTTCGCAAGCTCTTTCGAAATCATAATCTTCTTCAGTCATTGGCTCTTTAAGCTCAGCTTCAGAAAGATCAATTCTATTAGCATGTTCCTTTAAAAACTTTATATCCATACCGCAAAAGATTTTAGTCATCGTAAGGATCTACACCATAATATCGATAACCATAATCAGTTTTCTCAATGGTATAATATCCCCTAAATATGTCATCAAAGCACTGCTTAGAACGGATGTCCCATTCATCTTTAGGCAGCCTTCGACCGTTCTCAACTAGCAAGAGAATATCCTTTTCAGGAATCTCCTCTTCAGTGTGGATCTCACAAATGTAGTGCATGTCGTCGTAGGCGCGATACTGACCACGCTTGACCCACTCTAATTCCGCATTATACTGTTTAACTTCAGCCATGACAATAAGTATCTTCAGCTTGACGCATTAAATAGTCATTTTCCGCATCACGATAATCATCCTTAGCCTTCTGAACAGCAGTTAATACTGGCATATCAGAAGGAGAGGTCTCGAGCAGATACTCGAGGCCTCTCTTTGTTTTCAGAAAGTCTTCCATCTCAAATGTATTCATAAATACAATATCTACGATACATCTCAGGCTGCTCAACCATGAAACGCTCTAGGTCAAACTTGACAGCTTTCTTGATTCTGTAACCCTTCTTGATCAGCATATCCAGAGCTTGTTTTTCAGTCATGTCCTCAGTCTTCACACGATCACGCTTGGCAATGTACTTTTTGTGAGACTTTTGGGCTTCCTTATACAAGGTTTCAATCCGAGCCTGATGAATCGGTTTTTCTGGCATACTATATAGTTTTGCCGTACCGATTTTTTCAAACTCCATAAGAGCAGCTACACGCTTAGCAATAGAAGCATTAAAGCCGATTTTCTCAAATTCCTCGTAAAGCTGCACACTTGTGAAAGTTCTACTTTCCTTGCGAGCTTTTTCACGGAACTCATTTAGTTTTCTTGTTAATTCCTTATAATCCATGAGAGTTTTTGGTTTAAAATTTTTTATACTAAAGAATATCCCATTCGGCAAGTGCCTCCTCAGGAGTACGATTATTATGATCAATCTCATATGCGATTTCACGCTGCAGACCATAACGAGCTGCAGTTGTAATTGCTTGTGATCTTGTCATGTGTTTTAACTTAGCCATCTTCTAAAGGTTTTATACACAAATGAACCAAGTAGCGCACCTAACAAGAAGCACGCTACTGTTATTATTGCTGACAAGACTAGAATTTTCATACGTAAAAGTATTGAGCTTTCATGTCCTGTGTAAACGCACCACCAGAAGGTGTAATACCTTTAGCTTTCGCATACTCTAAGAAAGAGTCGCGACGATCCATATCCACTACGCACAATCCATCATTGATGAGATCAGCGTAATCACACTTATTAAAGAAAGCATACGCAGCTTTCTTCGTCTCCTCATGTGATTCAGCCATAAGCTGATTAATGAGGGTCATAGCTTTCGGATTAGGTCTCATCTTACAAAAATGTAAATTACTGCACATAATAACACGAAAGCATAAGAACAGAAGCACCATGCCACGACACCAGCAAAGCTGGTGCGCGGGACGCCTTGTCCTTTCGGAGAGATTTGAAGTTTCTTCATATGTTTGAGAGTTTTTGGATTTTCGGAAATATCTCCCAGGTCAATGAAGATTCCTGACCTGGAAGAGATAGTACGTCGCATGCTGTTCCCAGCCTTCGCGGTAGATCTTAGCAACACACTGACCAAGAGAGTCATCCTTCAGACATTCTTCCAGATACTTAAATCCGTCACCGTTGTAATAACGAGTGATATCATCACTATCGGCGAAGAGCTTCTCATCAGGAGTTCCCATCACTTGCAGATGCAAGAGAGTTTTCTTGAAGACAAATTTATCTTTCTCAGGATAGTAATCCTTAAGAAATCTTTTTAAGTCTTCGATTGAGGAAGAAATTCTCTCAATACTCTTTGGTCTATCATCGTTTCCACCATTTTCATTAGGAAACATCCAGCTTGTTACAATTACCTTCATATATCTCGAGTTTTTGGTTTCTCACAAAAGCGGGAGGAATAGCATCACCTCCCAATAGACCTAGCTAACCTTACGTTCATCAACCTGCCAAACGGTATCAGCTCAAGGCTGCCCCGAAATGGTTCTCAGATAGTTTCCAGTTGGTCCTTACTGCCCTCTTTTTTGGCGGGAGTTCCACTTTTTACAAGACTTACATCAGTAGTTGAAAAGCCATAACCACATTTCGTCCCAAGAAAGCCTTCGTACGCAAGCAATCGCGGGATCCTCCGAAGTAGGGAGATCACTTGGATCGGAGTAATATGTTATTTGAACATACTTTCAAAGAAAAGTGAGCGGTTTCCATGATGGCCAGCATACCATTGATTGGTTGCGCGTAGGTCCCCGCTCGCGAAGCTCCGTTTCTTTATTTTACGGCAATTTAAGTACCATTCCCAATTATGCTCCTCTTTGTCTTGGGAAAGTGCTTTGACGCATTGAAGGTCGCTGCACGCAAAATGGTATTTGGTCTGTGTTTCTCTGTGTCTCCCATCAACCACGATGTAGGATTGTTGACATTTTACAGCAATCCACAGACCTTAGCTTTCAATGTAATGTTCCTAAACAATATTTTCGGAGTTGGTAATTCCTATGTTCTTGTCTATAACATTATGCCTCTACGGCTCTTTCAGCATCATAAACCGTGCATTTAGCCCAGTCCTAATGACTAACCAAGTTTTATTATCCTCTTCTGGGCAAAGAGTCCTCCTTACATACTCCCTTTCGGTTTCTACAAGTCCGGAGATTTACTTCTCTCAGTTACTACACCTCTTAAAACCATTTTAAATGTGGCCGGTCATGAGGATACCACTTATCATATTGAGAAGTTCGGAAATAATTGTCAGAGTGTTGACAAGTTAATTCCTAGCTGTTTAAGTCAAAGACATGTACGCTACCACACATCCCCTAGCTACTTCATTAAGAATACTATTCTCAACTTCAACCTGCAGTTCTCTGCCAACGATTCCCCTAGGCATCAGAGTCTACACAAACACTCTTGTGTTGACCAAGACTTCTTTAGCCTAAAACGCCTACTAGGCGATGGGGACAATTTGTACTCATGAATTTCTCCTGGCAACTGGTCAAATTACCAAGATACTAGAGTTTCTCGGCATGTTGTAAAATTGTAGGTATTCATAAGTTCTCTCAATGAGAGAAAAACAATTCTCAGTTTCTCTTACGAGACTTAAGAATGATAAGTTACGCATTATAATGGTAACTGGTGAATAATTAATTTTAAAGGGTTATTCATTTTCAGATTCTTTACCTTCGAGAGCATCAATGAGCTCATTGAGGAAATCTCCAGAGGTTTCTACAACCTGGTCGATGAAGTCGATTGGAATCTCGATGCACTTGAGATCATCTCGATGATTCTCTGCAACAAACTTTTTCTGTTCTTCAACTTCAATCTTTAGACGCTGGATTGCGAACTGTGCCTTAACTGCCTTTGATACGAAATACGTGTTAGGCAGGACAACCTGTGCAGGAGCATGAATCTCCGCAGTTGTGACTTGAATTTTCTGTTTCATACTGAGAGTTTTTAAAAATTTTTGCTTTTGTTATTGTTAAAAAACGAGCCGAGAAGCTTCGGATTTCTCCTCGGCCCTAGCGCTACATTTCCGATCTTGAAGTCCTTCCAACTTCTTCGAGACCTTAATACTCTGCAGAGTAAATGCGAGGTTCAACCGCTTTTAAAGTCTTTAGCAAAATCCTCTCTGACTTAATAATGTGTACAGATTATTGCTATATTTACACATTATAAAAGGTCTTCTCTCTGTAGCGAGAAAAGTTGTCTTTTACACCTAAAACCACCAAGAAAGGCTCTAAAAGAGTCTTTGGAGTTGGTGGGAAACTGGTGCCCTCAAGATCTTGGGAAGTTATTCACTCGCTGGAGTGCAACTCTAAGCATTACTGCTTAAGAAATTGAGTTTATTCTCAACAACAAACTGCTCGAAAGCAGATTGATATTAAGGGAATATTGACAAAATACATCTACGGGTTAAACTTGAATTTTTAAATTGTTGTTGTTGTTTGTTGTTTGTTGAGTTGTTCCACTATTGGCTCACTTGGGCCCTGGAGCCTTTAGCGGAGTTTGACCTATAAAGGTCGCCCTATTCCCAAAGATTGTTTGAAATCGGGAGAACAGGGTTTTGTAGGGTCGGAGTCGTGCGCCGACGCTCGAGCCTATTCGACTCTTTGCGAACGTTTAACACCCAGCCTACAAATAGTATTACAATCTAACTACTCGAATCACTTCGAAACCTCTCGGCTTTTCGAGCAGTTGAAAGTATCCAGAAAAGTTTAAGTATGGAGGTACACATAGGTTGAGCAACTTGTACGATTTTCCGTTATCATCGCTTATCAGTGTCATACCTCCAACTTTACCTTTCACACAAAGTAGCATCACACCTACAAATAAAGGGGTGAGAGTGGGGATTTCTCCCCATTACTCTCACGCAGCGACGTGCCACAACTGAACGCGTGAAACACGAGCATCGCCCTCGGCGTAAGCCTGTCCAGTGGTCAGGTCAGTGCCAGCATTGCGGGCTGTCCACTTACGGAAGACGCGACCCTTGTAAGTGACCTTCTTGTCCTTGAGGTTGACATCGCCCGACTCGATCAGAGCAGCCATCTCATAGAGGTCACGCGTCTTGAGGTTCTTCCAACCTACGAAGTCCTTCTTGACGTCGGCGGCGACTTCAGCATCATAGTGGTTGCCAGTGCTGTCATCAGCCTCGCCCTCCATCTCGTAGCCACGCAGTGAGGAAAGTCCCATCAAGGACTGCAAGGAAAGGTCAGTGCCTTCCTTAGTTCCGAGTGCGAGGAACACGCCAGTGGTTTCGCCGTTACGGCTGACCTTGGCAATCTTGATTGTGCCATCGAGCGTGAATGTTTGCCCGATATTGTAGCCGTTAGAACCCACACGCTTCTCCTCATCGAGGTTGACGGTACGACCAAGAGCCTCAGCCTGCTCCTTGAACTCACTCAGAATTGCTGAATTTGATACTATTTCTTTCATACGCTTAAAAAGTGATTAAGTAAATATATTTTGTTTTTATTCCAAGTATGTGCCGGGGACTAAGGGGGTTGTGGACCCCCTTTCTACTACCACAGAAAATTTTTGGCAATAGTGAATACGTATATATAAAAAGACACTAACAATATAGGGGGGGGGGATAAATATATAAGTACCTGTACCCAGTATAGCTTAACTCCATAAAATTTAGCAAAATAGAGTAAAAATAATATTTAACAAAAATTAATATTAAATTAATTTGGAATTAACAATTAAGATATTATTACTTGTATAGAAATAATCCAGATGAGAAATATAAACAGAAAATTAAATTTATTATGTCAAAAATTGAAGAACTTTTAAAGAAAGTAGGAGCTGATTTTAATCTTGAAAATAAAAAAGTAAAAGCAATTGTTTCCAGTGATGGAGAGAAAATAATCAACATTAGAATCGAAGTATTAGAAGATAATTCCGCAAAAATAGAATCAGAGAAATTCCAAGAGTATATAAATACTTTACCGGATGATTTATTTATTGCAACATTAGACTTTATGGGAGAAGATGAAGTAAAGAAAATTAATGACTGTATATTTTCTGAGAATTTAGAATCAGTCAGAGCTGGGATTCATAAGTTTAAGAAATACCTTAAAAAGGTTGTAAATGATAGACTTACTGAGTTGAACTCAATCTTACCTTCTTGCAATTAATTTGTTGGAAGGTATTTTTGTAGTTACGGTAGCTCTGCTACCGGAATACTGGGATATGGTGTAATGGTAGCACAGCGGACTCTAAATCCGTAGCCCTCTGAAGGCGTAAGTGTGGGTTCGAATCCTACTATCCCAACCAATTAAAAATATTAGTTATGAAAGTTTGGATTCAAGAAATTATGGATTATCCCAGTATGTGCTTTATAGATTTATCTGTACCCAGGTGGGTATTTCTATTGCACTATGGAACATTAGGAGATTTAAATGAATATGAAGAGTGGAAGCAAATAGAAGTTACTCCACAAGAGTTAAAGAAGTTATTGGATAAAAGAGCACATATTAGAATATGAGAGCAATATTTATTTACGATGGTTAGGTAATTGTAAAACGTAAGGCATTTAGAAAGCCTGTTTTAGAATATTGTAAGAATAATGAAGTAGCTGATAAACTTGCTTATTGGAAATATACTTGTAATCCTCAATTCCGAAAAGAACTTGAGAATAGTGAACAAGCAATTAAATATGTATTCCGAAATACGAAAACAGGCCAGCTACTTTTTGGTAAAAGTAAAGATATTAATGATTATAAGTATATTAAAGGTTATCAAGACTATGAACCGTTCTCCTGACAAAAGTAATCCTAAAAGAACTTTTGGAATATATTCCGAAATAATTCTAAAAGATATTAGAGAGTTAGAAAAGTTCGCCATTGAAAATCATTTAATAGAAGATTATGAAGATTTTAAAAGTGATATAAGGGATGTTATGAACGATAAGTTATTTGAAGCAATGAAAGCAATAGGAGCAATAGAAGACTATGATGTAAAGAAACATATATCAATAGCTATTGGCTCTATTAAATTAGTTAGAAAGTATGCGGAAACAACTAATCAATTAGATGAACAATGGTTTCTAGATTTCTTAGATACTATTAACGAATTATCAATAGACCCAGACAGAAAATGATTTATAATGAAGAAGCTAGAAAGCGTCTGAAAGATGGCGTAAATAAGTTAGCAAATGCAGTTAAAGTAACCCTTGGTCCAAAGGGAAGAAATGTAGTAATAGAACAAGACTATGGAGCACCTCATATCACAAAAGATGGCGTTACAGTAGCTAAATCAGTTTATTTAGAAGATCCTTATGAAAACATAGGAGCAGAACTTGTTAAAAACGTAGCAAGTAAAACAGGTACAGATGCTGGCGATGGAACTACTACTGCCACAGTTCTTGCACAAGCAATAGTTAATGAAGGTCTTAAAAATGTCACAGCTGGAGCTAATCCAATAGAAATTAAAAGAGGAATTGATAAAGCAGTTTCCACAATTGTAGAATATATAAAATCACAAGCAGTTCCTGTTGACTATGATTCAATAGAAGCAGTAGCAACTATTTCTGCAAATAACGATCAAGAAATTGGAAAGTTGATAGCAGAGGCATTTAAAAAAGTAACAACAAGTGGAGTAATAACTATGGAGTCTTCTCAATCTACAGAAACTTATATACAAGTAGTAGAAGGTCTCCGATTTGAGTCATCGTATCTTTCTCCATATTTTATTACTAATTCTGACAATAATAGTTGTGTACTTGAGGAGCCAATAATTCTCGTATGCAATAGAAAGATAGATAACATCAAAGAATTCTTATATGTTCTCCAGATGTGTTCAGAAAAGAATCGTTCAATCTTATTTATAGTTAATGATATTGATCCTGATCTTCTCTCAACACTTATAGTTAATAGGATTAACAATGGACTTAAAGTTTGTGTTGTGAAATCTCCTTTCTATAAGAGACAAGAAATGTTAGATGATATAGTTGCAGTAACTGGTGCTAAATATTGTACTGAAGAACTACCTGCTATTAAATGTATTGGTGGATGTGAGAAAGCAACTATTACTAAGGACAATGTAACAATTATAAATGGTAATGGAGACACAACAGAATATGTCAAAAATCTGGATAGGGAAAGGGCTGCTAGATTAGCTGGAGGAGTAGCAGTCATATATGTCGGAGCAAACTCTGAAGTGGAACTTGCTGAAAGACGTGATAGAATAGACGACGCAATCTGTGCTACAAGAGCCGCTATAGATGAAGGTGTGGTCGCAGGAGGAGGTTCAACGTATTTACATTCTCCCCGTCCATTAGTCGAAACTCCAGATCAACAAATAGGAGTAGAAATAGTGTTCAAGGCTATCGAAGCGCCGCTGCGTCAAATCTGTGAAAACGGAGGAGTCTCAGCAGACCTTGTAATTACAAAGATTAAAGAAGTGAGACCAGGTTGTGGTTATAATGCTAAGACAGAAAAATTTGAAGACTTAATAAAGGCTGATATATTAGATCCAGCAAAAGTAACAAGAACAGCACTTGAAAATGCTGCTTCAGTTGCTTCTCTCATACTTACAACAGAGTGTGTAATAAAAAAGCGGGCCCTCAATTAAGAGAGTCCGCTTATTTTTTAGATTATTGTCCAAGTTTCTAATAATAAACTAAATCTATTAGAAGGTAGTATAGTGTTACCATTCTTACACCACTCTTCTCCCCAACTATTTTGAATAATGAAGTCATCATTCTACCATCCAACTAAAGATATACCATGACCACCTTCTAACCTTCTTCCATCCCAGAAGTTACAATCATTAGAATTATAAACATTTAAAGCTCCGAGACAAGGACCATTAACTCTAATAGCTGTTTTTAAAGCTTGTTCGGAATGTACTAAAGCATATTCTTGGATTATTCCTTTCTTTCGTAGATAAGAGAGAATCTCTTTAAAAGATATACCTTCGGAAGTACCTCCAGCATTATGGAATAATTCCCAAGGATCCCACTATTTCTCTGGATATCTCCAATTTAAATAGTTACATGTAGCACAAGCAGCACAGATAGGGTCAGAACCTTGATTAAATACTTTATCTATTCTATGTGTAAACTACATACTTACAGGCTATGTAGAATAAAAATGTTTTTCATCTCCAGTTAAATTAGATTTAATTAATCCGAAATTCATTTGTCTATCCTCTTAAATATTTGAACGCTGTCTCCTCTTGGTATCCAGCGTATTACTAAAGAATCTCTTATAAAGAAGTATTCGTAAAACCATTTCTTAGTTTCATAATCTTGTAAAGGTAAACTATCATATGTTAAAATCCTTTCAGCTTTAAAAATAGAATCTAACTATTCATAACTCTAATATTTTGGTACTATTTTAGTAGTACTACAGGATATTAAAAATGCAACAAGTATTAATAATAATTTTTTCATCTTCTTAATCCACTAATTGCTTCTGATATTTTATCTACACCTAATAGTGCAACACATCCTCCTACTAACTCCACTGAGAATTCTGGAGCAGGTGATCCATTAACTACGCACCATACGAAGCAGAACATAAGCACTAGCCATCCTATAACCCCACATACTCGTTTAGAACTAAATCCTCCACTTTTTGCCTAGAAGATAGTTCTTAAAGGAATTTTCTATTCTGGAGGAGTTCGTAAACTTGATACGGGATTATAATATATGTTTCCATATTTATTTCCCATATACATTCTTCTTATTCTTTAACTATTTAGTTGATTGCCATCCATTATCTAATATACTTCTATGTCCAAATGGTTTATGGGTTTTACCACCCTTCTTTAACATAGTTTCAGGTCTTAAAGAATTAACAAGATTATTAGCTTGTTCTTCTGTTATTCTTATTATCGGAAAACCATTATTACCCATAGCTCCTTCAATTCTAACATCATCACCAAGAGTACTATGAATAATATCTATTAACTCTTCAGAGTCCAAGTTTCGTCCTACTTTTTTATTTACCATTCTCCATAATTTAGTAAGACTAAATGCGTTATTTGGACCAGTAGCTGAGTAAGCTCTACGTGCACTGGATATTGCATTAGCGAAAGATGCAGCACTTCCAGCTTGCATCATTACAGCTGGAGCATTACCTGTATTTAAATTCGGATTAGTAGGATTAAAACCTCCGAAATATGCTTTAGCAGCATTCCAATAATTACTTACTGAAGGTCCTCTATTAATAAAACTCTTAGCTATGTTAGTATTTCTCTGACGTTTCTATTCTGGAGATAATTTACTCCAAGCTAAATAATTCTATTCTTCAGGAGTTAACTTTAGTGTTCCTCCCTATTGGTGTTTCCACTTAGCAGCATTTCTAGCAAAATTGGCTCTCTTCTTCTATAGAGGAGTAGCATTAGGATCTGATAATACATGAGCAGCATGTTCTTGAACAGATTCTCCTGCTGCTTTTGCTGACTTAGTAAATTTTCCTCGATTTTTCTTTTTTATATGAATTCCAGATCCATTCTTAAAAGATGGGATATTTTCTAAGCCGAAAATTATTCCGAAATTTAAATTCAACATATAATTATAATAATTGATTTGTTCTCGACAAATAATATGCTTATACTTGAAAAGTATAAAATAATTCTAGATAAATGTGTTTAATGATTTAATGATTTATGACAAATGGATAAAAGTAAAATTACAAAACAAAACGGAAATATAGCTTTTGAAGAGGATGCTCATATTTATTATGATGTTACTAATCCGGATCTGAAGTTTACTTCTGTGACTACTATGATTCATTCTTTTACCCAACCTTTTGATGAGCAGTTTTGGTCAGCCTATAAGGCTTTAGAAAAACTCTTACCTAAAGAAGATTGGGCAATAGAGAAAAAGGCATTACTAGCTACTAAGAAATTTAACATAGGTTTACTTGATGCCTATGGTATTACAGACAATGATTTCAATAGAGAACAACAAGCTATACTAGATGCTTGGGACTTAGAGAAAAGGATATCTTGCGAAAGAGGAACTAAGATTCATGCAGAATTAGAAAACTCTTTTTACTCCAAACCTAAAGACATTAACTTATCTAAGTATGAAATTGGAGGAAAGTTTGAATGCCGAAAGGATTATACTGATTTAGATATAGAGAATGCTGTATATCCTGAATATCTGATTTCTTATGTAACTAAGGATGGAAGAATGGCTGTAGCTGGGCAAATTGATTTATTAGTTAAAAAAGGTAATAAAATTACTATTGCTGACTGGAAAACTAATAAGAAAATTGAAACTAAGAGTTTTTTTAATACTAAAACAAAGACTTCAGTTAAGATGCAATATCCTCTTAATAATTTGGATGATGTTAATTATTGGCATTATGCCATGCAACTTTCTACATATGCATGGATGATACAACAATTGAATTCAGAATATGAAATCGAGGATCTTGTTTTAGTTCACTTCGATCATGAAGGTCATATGACAGTATATCATATGCCATATCTTAAAAAAGAAGTCGGACTTATGTTAGGATACTTTAAAAAGAAGACTATATTAGATGATAGTAAAAAGAAACGTCAAAGAATAGAATATTAATTATGGTTCCTGAATACGTTACTGAAAGGACTATCATTTGTAGAAAATGTCCAATATGTGATACAGTTAATGAAATGTGTAATGCTGGACTTTATTTAAACCCGGAAACAAATGATATTTCAACTTATTCTAAAGATGGTTATATAAAAGGATGCGGATGTCATCTCAAGTGGAAGATAGCTAATATTAAGTCTAAATGTCCAGCAGGAAAATGGTAAAGAAAATATTAATTAAAATATAGCATATAATAATTGGAACATATAGAAATATTTTCAATAAAAATCAAGATTTGGCTACCACCAGATTACAATATTGTAACAAATGTGAACATAGGATAATGTTCATGGGTCAATATATTTGTGATCAATGTGGTTGTATTATAGAGAGTAAAGTAAGAGTTGAAGATGAACATTGTATAATTGATAAATGGTAAATGAGTATGAATAAAAATGAAAAATTGGCCCAAGACTTAATTGGGATGGAAGGTACAGGAAAATCCTTTACTGTGAATGGTAAAGATGCTAATGATATGCTATTAGAAGAACAAGCTACAAAATTAAATGAAGGCGTAAGTAAAATTAATGATAAATTTGAAAAGCATAATGAAGCGTTAATGGAATATGCTAGAGCAATTTCTCATGACATTAATGGTTTAGAAATTATGCCAGGAACAAGTTATTTACTTATTAAACCTTTTGATATTAATCCTTTCCAAGAAGTTAAAGTGGAAGGCGGAATTATTACTGACTTAGGCGGAATGACACCTCAATATAAATCTAATGAGACTGGTGAGATTGAACAAGAAGAACAATTCATCAAGGTAGGTACCGTTATTGAGACAGGCTACGAATGCAAATTTGTTAAACCTGGTGATGTTGTTTTTTATACTATAGCTAGTGCTACTATGGTTCCTTTCTTCCGTCAAGGATTTGTAACTGTTGCAGAAAATAGAGTCATGGCTATCGTTAATGAAAATCTAACAAAGCGTAAAGAAGATTATGGAAGAAAATGAGAAAGTGTATTTTAAACCTGGAGATTGCGTTACATTAAGACAACGTGGAACGATGGTAGCTCCAGTTATGCTTGTTCTTCGTAAAGAACAGGCATTATTTAAAGATAGTTCCGGACTCAAGGGTATTAAATGTAGATGGTTTACAAAAGACGGATTAATGCAAGAAGCCGTATTTAATACTAAGGATCTTATTAAAGTAGAATAGTAATGATTAATAAATATCAAATGGGAGGTCCTGCATAGGGCAGCATCTTATAGGAAATTGCTAAACTTCCACAAGACCAACAAAAGAAAATCATGACTGCTTTCGGAAAATGGGCTCAAGCTAAAGGAATAAATGTCCAACAATTACAGGGTAATGAACAAGCTTTAGAACAAGCTATGGGTCAATTCTTGCAGGAAATGCAGCAAGCACCTAAAGCTAGACTTGGTGCTAAACTTAATTATATTCGTACTCTTAAAGGTAATGCTCCTGAAGGAATGGTAGTAGAATATTATAAGTGTGGTGGACAAACTAAGAAAAGATTTGTAAAAGCCGCCGGAGGCGAAAAAGTAAAAGATGGAAAGAAGGAGATTTCTGATTTTAAGAAGAAGAAAGCTTGTGGTGGATTAAAAGCTAAATTCCAACCAGGTGGTAAAACTTCAGGAGATTCTATTGGAAGATTAGCAGATGCCACTGGATCTAAAAAAGGTATGAAGGATAGAGAGAAACAATTAGCCTCTAATAAGACTACAGAAGAAACAACTCCACCTCATATTAATAAGGGTATCGGAAAGAACTGCGGAGGTTCTAAGTTAAAGAAACATCAATTTGGTGGAATTATAGGATTTTGATTAACAATAAAACTGGTTAGGATTATGAATGTGTTTATGTATAATAACCTTACGAAGGTACTAGAGTTAAATGAACCAGAAATACTATTAGTAAAAGAATTTAACGACTTATTAAAAAGAGACAAGTCAAAAACTAAAGATAGAGCTTGGGCTGAATTTACATATATATTTTTGGCTATCGATTGGAAGAGCCCCTATAATCAGTATACTGAATAGGAGAAACATGAGGAGGCTCTAAACGATTCCGGCTTATCCGAAGAATAGTTCAATGACCCTATCTTTAGAGCGGCTTGTAGAAAATATAGAGCACTACAAGATTCTAATAAATCTATTAAATTATTAGAGTCTGCTAAACGTGCTGCAGACCAATTCATAGATTACTTCGATACAATTGTAGATTTGAATGAACGTGATTAGAATGGTAAACCTGTTTTTTCTGCTGAAAAAGTTATGAAAGAAATGTCCCAACTACACAAAGTTCATGAAGAACTAGTAACTTTAGAGGAACAGGTTAAGAAAGAACTTACAGAACAATCTACAATTAGAGCAGGTATCGAAGAAGGATTTGATCCAGGAGACTTCTAATGCCACGCAAAAGAAAATTACCTGAAGAAATTCAGGATATTATCGATGACGTACAAAATAAAGAAATAGAAGAAGATGCTCAGGAAGCACGAGAATATGTATAGCAAGTAAGAGAGGAAAGAGATGCCAATAAAGATTATTGGGATGTTCCAAAGGATTAGAAGATAGAAGTCTTTGATCCTACCCTCTCTTACGAACTTACAGGTTATCGTCCAATAACAGAAACTCAAGGATTAGACTTTGATCCAACTTGGTTTACAGAAACAAGATAGGTATTTGAAAAAGATCATAAATATTGTACTTATCTTAGAGGTAGTAAACGATATAACGAGTTCTGGCTTGAGCAATACAAGCGCTGTAAATACGGAATGACTGTTAATGGTTATCGTATTACAGGTGATAATTATTTCTTCTTAAACTTTTATAGATTACCTCTCGTAGATGAAACTAAAGCATCAGGCTCTGGCCTTGATGAAGGTTTTCCAATTTTCTTTGCGTCACATTACATGTTCTTCCATTATTTAGAGATGGCAAGAGTATTACATAAGCATGCTGCTTTGTTTAAAGCACGTTCTATTGGTTTCTCAGAAATTAATGCTTCTCTTGCCGCTCGTATGTATACTATAATTAGAAGAAGTAGAACAATGATTACTTGTTATAATGATACTTTCTTAAATGGTACATTTAGTAAGTTTGATCATGCTCTTACATTCTTAAATACATGTACTGGTGGAGGAATGTTTGAACCTCGTATTATTGATAAAATCTTACATAAGAAGTCAGGTTATCAATAGAAGGTTCAAGGACAATTTGAAGACTTTGGATTTAAATCTGAATGTATAGGAATCAATGCAGCTAAACCATCTAATATTCGTGGTGATCGTGTTGATTTATTGATCTATGATGAGGCCGGTTCTTGGCCTGGACTTACAACAGCTATTGTGCAGGGACAAGAACTTTGTGAAGTACAAGGTGTTCCTCGTGGTACTATGTTATATGGTGGAACTGGTGGTGATATGGGTGCTCCACTTGAAGGACTTAAAAAAATATATTATCATCCTAAAGCTTTTAAAGTTTTACCATTCCGACATAATTACACACAAGACGGAACTTATATAGAAAGCGGATTCTTCATTCCATATTTTATTTAGTCTCTTAGATCTGAATTTATGGATAATAGAGGAGTCTGTAAACAAGAAGAATATAAAAAGGAATTACAAGAAGAACGTGATAATCTACTTGCAGTTCCAGAAGAATATTATAAGAAATGCGCTGAGCGATGCTGGTTTGCAGAAGAAGCCTTCAACTTAGAAGGTGTTAACAAGTTTAACAAGATAAAAATTTCTGAGCAACTAGCAGCCATCAGATTACATAAAATTGGACCACGTCCAGTATCAGGATATATAGATTATTTCTATAAGAACGGAAAACATACTTATGAAAATATCGACGGTATTAAATGGATACCTCATCCTGATGGTAAGGTTAAAATTCTGGAACATCCAGTCTGGTCTGATTTATACATGGAGGAAATGCAAAAGAAAAAGGCTATTGCGGAAGAGAAGGGAGAAGAATTTGAGATGCCAGTCTACAAAGAAATGGAAAACCTATATGTAGCAGGTATCGATGGTATTGACATTGGTCAAAACCAAACTTCAAAAGAAACCAAAGACCCATCTGATTTCTGTATGGTAATAAAGAGGAGAGCATTCGGAATGAATGAACCCCAAATAGTAGCTATGTATAAAGATAGACCTGGAAATATCAGAGAAGCATATAAGATAGCTATGTGTCTTGCAAGATATTATAATTGTAAAATAAACATAGAGGCTACCCGTATGGGTATGATTACTTGGGCTCGTGAAAATCACGGACTTCAATACTTTATGAAAAGACCAAGAGCTACGCTTACTGATGTTAAATACGGTACTACTAAATCATATGGTACACCTGCAACAAAGGTTATAATCGAAATGCATACTGATTTAACTGCAGATTATGTAGAAGATTATTGTCACAATATATGGTTTGAGGAAATACTAGACTAGTTAACTAGTTACAATGATGAAAATAAAGGTAAGTTCGATATTGTAGCAGCATTTGGTATGATGGAACTTGCCGATCAAGAATTATCTGGCCGTTAGCCTGTTAAAGTAGAAAATGATGAGGCTACTTTTGAAGACTTCGGTTATTGGAAAGATGAAAAAGGAATTAAACATTTTGGAATAATTCCTAAGAAATAGAAAGTAGAGTATAGACTAAAGGTTGAAAACGAAGATGACACATACAGATTTGAAACAAGCGATACTAGACTGTATTAGGCAGTTGTACAAGATGGAGTTTATAGGTGAAATCAAAATTGAAGACCTAGACCCTATTGGCTATAAGGTATCTTTGAATCTTGATAGGTCAGAGAATCCTTTAGTTTTAATTGCCGACTTACCAGATGATAAGTTCCTCGAGTTTATGCGAGAGGAGATACGTAGTCGTAAATTACATAAAGTAAAACATTACTTAGCTACGAAAGTTCCAGGTAATACAATTAATATTTGCAATGAGCGAGAAAGAACTTGTAGACAAAACGAACGAAGTCATTGCGGAACTTGTTTATGATAAGCATGAGCTCCAAAAGGCTTATAATTATTATAACGGTAAAAGAGATCCGGAACAGTTTAAATACTTAGAGGAAAACTTCGGAATAGGTAGTCCTACTTCAGTAGAGTTTACACCTTTATTAAAAAAGCACGTGGATGCTTTGGTTGGCGAGTATTTAGGTACTCCTATCATTCCAAAAATCTCATGCAAGGATTCTGATACTATTAGTGCAATAACAAGAGAAAAGCAACTTGAAATTACTAATGGTATTGTTAAATTCTTAAAAGAACATTTGACTAATTCGTTAGTTTAGATGATACAAGGTAAAGACCCTACTGATGCGGCTATCAAACAATAGCTAGATAAAATAGTTTAGGATATTGATCAATCCTTTGTTTCTTAGTATGAAATAGCTGCACAAAATCTTGTTCAGTATATTATGCAATCGAGAGAGATTGATTTTATCACTAAACTTAGACAGTTATTAACAGATTTACTTATAACTGGATATACATTCTTTAGGGTTAAAGCTTCTCCGAGTGGTCAAAATATTGACGTAGAAGTTTTAGATCCTCTTAATACTTTTGTTGATAGAAATCCTGATTCACCTTATGTACGTAAGTCATATAGATGTGTTGTTCGTAAATGGATGACAAAGAGTCAGATTCTTACGAAGTTTGGAAAGGAAATTCCAAAAGAGGATTTAAAACAACTTAAAGAAGAATGGTATGAAGGTCAAGCAGTATATAGACGTTCCTATGCTGATTTTGCTCCATAGGAAGAAGATGTAGACTTTGATACTATACCTGGATACCCTGACGATGAATATTCAGCTTCTCATCGATTCCGCTTAATTCCTGTTTATGATGTTGAATGGTTAGAAACAGGAGACGATTTTAAAATGAAACGTTATAATTGTATAAGAATCGGAGAAGAAATATATATACTTAGAGGAGAAGATAAAACTGCTATTCGTTCTAAAGATAGACCTAATGAATGTGATTTATCTGTAAATGGTGTATATTTCTTAAATCGTTCCAGAAAACCATATTCATTAATTCTTAAATGTGCTCACTTACAAGATAGATATGACTTACTTATCTATTATCGTGATAATTTAATTGCTAATAGTGGTACTTCCGGTACAATTATGGATATGTCACTTATTCCAACTAACCTTGGAGTTAAATGGCCTGAACGTATTCAAAAATGGTTAGCGTATAAGAAAGCAGGTATTGAATGGATTGATACAACTCAAGAAGGACGTAACGATAATGGTAATGCTCCTATGAACACAATCTTTAATGGATTTGATGATACCTTAAAAGCACAAGCTGTTCAAGCAATTGAAGTTGCAATTCAATCTGTAGAACAAACTACTTCTTCTATTACGGGAGTCTTCAGAGAAAGACTTAATGGTATTGAGCAATAGGATGCTGTAACAAATATTAAACAAGGTGTAAGAAACTCATATATTGTTACTAAACATTACTTCCAACAAATGGATTTAATTGTTTGCGAAATGTTGCTTGATTCTCTTAATCAAGCTAAGATAGCATATAAGAAAGGTCTTACAGGAACTATAATTCTTGGAGATAAATATTAGAGAATATTTACAGCTCTCCCGGAACATTTTACACTTACTGATTTTGATATTCACATTACAGCAAGTACAGAAATTATCCAAGAGTTAGAGAATCTTAAAGCAGTTATTCCAGAACTTATTAAGAGTCAACTTCTCCCAGCTGATATTATATTTGAAGCTTTAACTGCTAAATCTCTTACTGATCTTAAATATAAAGTTCAGAAAGCATTGAAGATTTAGAAGGAAGAAAATAATCAACTTCAACAACTTAGTCAACAAGTTGAAGAACTTCAAAAGCAAAATCAGCAATTACAACAAGAGTTAGAAAAGGCTCAAACTAAGGTTGAGACACTTAATGAAAAGAAGATTGAACTTGAAGGTAACAAGATACAATTAGAGTATCAAGTTAAATGGTTCCAGGCTCAATCTGATAGAACATATAAAGATAGACAAATGGATATTGAGGATAGACGTACTGCTATTGAAGAAGCTCAAATCCATGATGGTAATCCATATAATGACAAAGTAAGACACATTTGATTATGGCAAACGGAACACAATTATATGATGCCAATTCGCAACCCATATATCCTTTTACCTATGGTAGAAATGTAGAAAGTGGAGTAGTAATAGGTGGTAATTCTGTTTATGATGACCTTAAGGCTTTGCTTGACCAATTGAGAACTCTACGTACAATGATTACTGGAGGATATCAACTTGCTAATAGCCTTGGTGTTAGAGTGGGATTTGCGATTAGTGCTTCTAATAGTAAATCTGAAGCAGAAACTTTAACATATCAGGAAGACTTTGTATTACCTAGTGAAAATGCTCCGTATACATGGCAGAGAACTCAATATTATTGGGATAATGACTTAGTAAAAACA